GTTCCCGGTCAAGCTCCTTTTTCTTGGCTTCCGTGGCGCTCATTTCCGCTACGGCCTCCTGCAGCTCTCCGTTCCAGTAGCCTTTTGCTTCGGCTTGCTCGTAGCTCTTTACGCCATGATGCAGCCAAAACACCACGCGGCCAACATTATGCTGCCATTCGTCGTCCAGCTTATAGCGTTTTTCGCTTTGTTCCCGGTCATGCTTTCGCTTGGCTTGTGCTTCTTTCAGCGCATTTTCTACCAGCCATTTCATAATCACGGTAACAATCCCACTGGAAATGATAACAGAAACGCCGGTGGCCACAATCAACTGCACCGTTTCCATTTGTCAGTCCTCCATCGCATCCAACAGCAACTCCTTAACGGGTACACACCGCGCAAACATTCGGATAAGCGCCTTAAACATTTTTGTTGCCTCCCCCGGCATCAAGGGGCGTATCTTCCACGCTTTCTTCGGGTTTGGTCAGCTTCAATTTATCATCAAAGTACGCCATGGCATAGGATTTCACCGCATCATATACGCTTTGGCAGGCGCTTTGCAGTCTGCTGTCGCCCAGAATTGCAGAAATCATGGATGGCATATAGGCTTTCACCTGCGCCACCACCCACGCCATTTTGTCCGCGCCGGTCAAAAGGCTGGTGTTGAGATAGGCTTGATAAATCATCTGCGCGGCATACACCATCGCATTTCCCCATGCGGCGATGGCCGCAACTGCCAGTGCTACCAGTACCGGCGCAACGATTGTCCATACAGTGCTTGCAATATTCATAGTCTGCTCCTTTCGTTTTAGCCCACCGCATCCCCGGTGTCCTCGGCATCTTCCACAGTTTCCCTGGTGCTTTCCACATCCGCCTTTTTCTTCTTGGCTTTCAGCCAGTAAACCGCCACAGTGGCGATAAGCTCACTGCCCCAAAAATGGAAGCCGTATTGGAAATAAGCATCCGGGATTGTGTCGAACCGAAAGCACCAGATTGCGAGCGGGGCGCAGGTCATAACCAAACCCGCTACCACGCACAGGAAAACGATTGTGTCCAAATCGCCCCTGCGCCTTTTCATCTGCTCGGCTTTTTTCTCTGCGCGTTTCACATTATCCTCCTGTTACCGCTTCACGGTATAGGCAAGGCTAATCCAGCCAGCGCCGCTTTTCAGCTTGCCCCACTTCGTTGAGCCGTTCATCTGCTCCCCGACAATGGTGTATACCTGACCGCGCTTAACCACCGTGGCAATACCATAGCCAGTGCCGGGGCCTTTACGCACATTCAACTCTGCACAGTTGATTTTCACCGTGTAAGGGGTAATCGCGCCGCCCGCCGGGGAGGGGCTGGGCGTGGTGGCGGGTGTACTTGGCACCCCCGCCGCGCCGGTCAGTCTTGCCTTAAAGGCATTCCACTTGGCCGCGCTGCCGGTGTCCTCGTTCCAGCCGTAAATGCCGGGGCAGGGCTTTCCGTTCACATCGTAGTGGCGGATAACATGGGCCGCGTCGATGCCGTATTCCGCCATCAGATACTTCACCAACTCCACCAGATTGTTTACGGTTGCATCCGTAAAGCTCCAATGCCCGTCGTTTGCGGCGGTCATTTTGCCGGTGTTGTTGTTGCTGCACACCTCAATGCCGATGCTGTTTGCGTTCTTTGCCACGCCGTACAGGCTACCGCCCTTGGTGTTGTATTTGCCTCCGCCGCAGTGCCATGTGTAGCGGTTGCGAATATCACCGTTATACTGCACGATGGTGGCATCATCCACGGTAAAGTCCGCCGATACCTGATTTGCCGTGCCCGCAAAATAGGCCGCCGTGTTGGCTGCGCTGCCCGGCTTCGAGGTCACTCCCGCCGTGTAATGCACAACGATGTACTTAATCGCACGGCCACTGGCCGCACTGGTGTTGTGCGTGGTCGTGCGCTTGGTAATGCTGATGCTCATTTTTGCTGCTTCCTCCTGTTCTTTTTCCCCGTCGTACTCCGCAAGGCCATACTGCTCAATCAAGGCAATCAGCTTTCGCGCGTAGTTTGGGTCGGTTGCATAGCCCGCTGCCTTAATGGCTGTGCAGGCTTTTTTGTAGTCGGTTTCGCCGATGATAGCCTTATACCGAGCGGCAGAAAGAAAAGAGCTGTGGTCAGAAACGCTTTCGGCCCAGCTCCCATAAGCACGAAAGAGCGCTGTAACGGTGGTCATTGTCGCACCGTCGTAGCACTCTTTCGTCTGCTTGCTGTATGCCTTGCCGTTCCACCGCTTGTCCGCTTTGATGCCAAACAGCGCATTGGCATTTTGGCAAAGCTCCGAGGTTCCCCATGCGCTCTCCAAAATTGCCTGTGCAATGGTCAGGCTCGCGGGCACACCGCTTTTCTTTGCGTCCGCCTTGGCAAGTTCACCAACGGTTTGAATAAATTTTCTCTGTTCCATTTACCCTCCCAAATAGTCCGGCACTTCGTCCCCGCCGATTACAGCCCGGTATCGTTCATCGGCCAGCGCGATTTCATCCTGCCCGGTTTCAACATCGCCCAGCTCTGCAAGCCGTGTCGAAAGCGCCTTGATTATCTGTGCCTGTGTTTCCGTGATTGCTTCCAGCTCCGCGATTATCTGCAAATGGCTCACGCTCCGCCTCCTTTTCCTTTGGCATTGCCGCTTTTAGCAGCACCGCCCTGTATATTTCGTTAAGCCGCCACCGCAGGCTTGTACTCTCCGTATGCTCCAATAGCCCCCTGATGCTGGCAAAGCGCCGGTTCATATCCTCCCGGCAAATTTCACCCGCAGCATATTGAGCAGCGATTTTCCGCACCTCGCGTTTCAGCCTACCGACTGTGCTTTTGCGTAGCTTCATGTGCGTGGGCCATATCCGCACGCCCACAAATTCCACGCCCTGCCGCATTGGCCTGATGCTGGTTTTCTCGTTTAGGTCAAGCAGCAATTCTTCCTGCAAGAAGCGCTGTATCTCCGCTTTCCAGCGGTTCAGCGTTTCCTTGTCCGGCGCAATCACAATGATGTCGTCCATGTATCGGATATAATAATGGATTTTCAGCTTGTGCTTACAGTATTGGTCAAGCTCGTTTAAGTAGATATTCGCAAACAGCTGGCTCGTCAGGTTGCCAATGGGCATTCCGCAATCGTAAAGCCATTCGCCCGGCGCAACTTCCGTCGGCCCTTTGCCGCGCGGCAGGCCGAAAGGCTCCGCCCGGCTGTTGACAACGCCGCGAATAAACGCCATCATTTCCGGGTCTTTCACGCGCCGCGCAAGAATTTGCAGCAGCTTTTCGTGGTTCACCCGGTAAAAATATTTGCTGATGTCCAGCTTCAAAACATACCAGTTATTTACCGGCTTGCGGTCTATCTGGCGCATCCAGTATTGCAGCCGCTTTGCCGCCTTGTGGCTGCCCTTGTCCTTTCGGCAAGCATAGCTGTCCTCAATAAACAGCTTGTCGTATACGGGGTTTAGGTATTGGTATATTGCCCACTGTACAATGCGGTCGGGGTAAGGCAGCGCCATAACCAGCCGCTTCTTTGGCACATATACCCACAGCTTGCGGTATGGCCCCAGTGTGTGGGTGCCCGTCTGCATCCCGTCCTGTATAACAAGCAGGTTATCTTCCATTCAGAAGTAAACGCCATTACTTCGGCGCGGTAACGCTTGCCCAGTCGGGCATTATGGTGCGCCTGTACCAGCCATGGAAAGCTGCATACTTCCGGCCACGCATTTTCAATGACTGTCATTTCAGTATTCATTTTTTTGCTCTCGCGCCGTGTGTGGCGTTCCCGCCTCCACGGCAATTCACATTTTTTCCTGCTGTGCAGGAATGGAAACAAGCCCCTTTTAGTCTGCACACCCAGCCACGCCCCGTAAGGCGTGACCCACTACCGGCACAGAACCGCCGCCAAAAAGGCGCACACAGACGAAAAGCGGAACGGCCCCCGATGTTCGTGTTGGAATTGGAACGCGGGTTGTTGAGGTTGGAATTGAACACCCCGGCATTGCCGCCGTTGTTCCAGTTGCCGCCGCGATAGAGGCACCGCAAATGGCCTGTCCCCAGCAAAAACGGCTATCGCACCAGTGAATTGATATATCCACCGAGCAGACAGCCGATTTCGTTATTGTATCTTGCCCACACTTCGTACTGGTGGGCCGAAAGTGGCGGGGCGAACTTTGCGCCGCAGTATTCCTTATCCGCCGCAAGGCGTACCAGATGCCGCAGCCATTCAAGCTCCACATCCAGCTCTTGTGTGGTGGTCTTGCGATAATATTTCTTTTCCAGCTCCACCGCCAAATGGTACATTCGCAGCATGGCCGCTCTCATATCGTCGGCAAGGTCGCGGTTGCGCCTGCCGAATTGCAGGGTAAGCGGCCTGCCGTACTTCATCATGTCGCCGATTTTCTCTTTCAGCAAAAACGGCTCATAGCTTCCGCCCGTTGGCGTTTTGGTCTGCATCGTTTGTTCACCTCCTGCCGTGTATTCCCCAAACCCACCCTCGCGGTATTTCGCCGCGCACGCCGCTGTGTCCCTGTGCTTTATGGCCTCGCTATCGCTCGACCATCAGTGACGCAGGAACCAGTGTTCAGTTAATCATAAAAAGCGGAACGGCCCCCGATGCTCGTGTTGGAAAGGGAACGCGGGTTGCTGAGGTCGGAATAGAACACCCCGGCACGGCCGCCGTTGCTCCAGTTGCCGCCGCGAAAGAGGCACCGCTCCGGGGTGCCGTTGTTGGCATAGAACGCATCGCCGCCGTAGGTAGCATCAATGCCGGTGCCGGTCAGTGCGGTGTCCGGCAGCATGGTCAAGGCCATAAGCAGCTGTTTTGCCGCCGCGCCAATGGAGCTGTCTGCGTAAACATCTTTGAAAGAGCAGCTTCGGCTACTGTCAGAAAGGCTTGTAATCGTGGTGCTGTAAAACCACTTGCTTGCGGTATAGTCCAGCTTCACGCTGCCCTGCGTGGTGCCGGTGCCATCCGGGGCAATCAGTGTGCCATCGCTCGCCTTGATGGCTTTCCACGCGGCGCTGCTGGCCGAAAGGTCGCAGGTGGGGTCGGCGGCATTGTTGTCGGCGATAATCTGCACCTCGCCATTGACAAGGCGCAGGCCGGTACACCATTCCCAAACATTGCCGTTCAAATCCCAAATGCCCTCCAAGGTGCCGTCGTGGCTCCAAGTGATAGGGCCGGTGCCGGTGGCGACATGGCAGGTCTGGCCGTTGGAGTCTTTGTAGGTAGGCTTTGCTTTATACAGCGTTTCGGCAGTGTCCTTGCCGTAGTTGTTGTTGCCCTTGGGTTCGCAGCCGTTCTTGTGGCACCACAGCGCAACCGCGCTCCACTCGGCGGCGGTAACTTCATGGAAGTGCCCACCCTTGGCTCGTGCATAGGCAACAAAGGTGTCCAGCGTAGCACTGTTGGCCGGGTCTTCACCGGGCAGGCTGTAAGCGCGGCCATTGTAGTGGTGCGTCTGGAATTTACCAAAATAGAAGCCGTCGATTTCCTGCCCGTTCATGCGGAAAGCAGGGTGTACACTGGTGTCGGTCACACTCATTACATCGCACAGGCGGAACTTCGGGATGTAAACATAAATGCTGGGCATTTCCTTGTCGTCGTACTTCATCACATTGGACGGGCACACGCACTTCAAAGCCAGCTCTGCGCTATCAAAATTTGCCATGATGTTTTCCTCCTAATCAGTAAATAATGATGCCCTCAACAGAGAACAGATACAGGGTAACTTTGCTCATGTCCAGCGGCAGGCGCTCGCGCTCCACGGTTTCGTGCATGGTGCCCTCGCTGCTCTCGCTGTCCTCTTGCTGGGTGGCAATTTCCTTATACTCCGCCGCCGGGATTTCCACCTGTGCCGCGTAGTATCTGCCGTGCCCGGTGGTCAGGTAGCCGTCATTGTCCACCATGATGTCCTTGGTCACGGACTCGTCCTGCTGGTAGCGGGCAAGGTTCAGCGTCAATTCGCCGTCGGCAAAATTCAGCTTGGTGCCCGACACGGTGTAGTCGATTTTTCTGCCCTCGTTTTTCTCAACGATTTTCATTGCGTTTCCTCCTTATCAGTTTTCGGTAATAAACGGGTCGGTCATGCCGCCGCTGATACGCAAGGCAACGCGCACGGTGGTGGCGCTGCCGTCATGTACCAGCTTAAAGCCGTTACGGGCGCGGTCTATCACACGGATTTCGCCCAGCCGCCCGCCGCTGTACGCCAGCACATTGCACTCAACAGAATAGTTGGTGCTTTCGCGCAAGCCATCCAGCGCCACGGTGGTTTCCTTATTGTTGAACGGCCACGGCAGGCTGTCCATTTCCAAATTGAGCGCGTGAAACTCGTCCTCATAGTTGTAGGCGCTCTGCATCTGCCCAAACTGCCCGATTGCCAACGCAAGGTTTGTGTCGGACAAGCCACACTCCATATTGTTGAAGTGGTTCTGGTCAAGCAGCGTGCCTTGCTGGATTACCTCTCCTTGCTGGTCTTTTACATGGTCGAGCCAATAGGTGCGATTGTAAGCCATAGGTTTTTGCCCCCTTTCTTATTCTTCTGTCAATGGGAAAGTGAACCGAAGCAAAGCGCTGTTCAGGCTTGTGCGGTGCAGGTTGATGGTCTGCTGCCCGGCCAGCGCTTCGTTGTTATCGTAAACGCGCACTGCCGTAATGGTGTCCGATGCCCCAAAGCTGGGAACATTGACGAACACCACCACATTTGCGCCGTTCACTTCCTTGCTGTTGATTTCTCCATCCCGCCAAACGCCGCCGATTTGATACTGAAACCGGCATACGCTGCGTAGCAGCTCTTGTCGGCGGGCATTGAGAAAGCTGTCGGTAAAAAATGCCATTGCCGTTACCTCCTTTTCGTGTTTATTCACTCACCGCTCCGCAGCGTGGTACGCCGCATTGCGCCAGTGGCACTGCAAATCCGGCAGCATCGCCCGCGCCGCAAGCCGCCGCGCCAACAGATGCGCCCATCGTTGCCGTTTCCGGCAGCGTGCCGGTTAAGTCTGGGCTTACCGCAAACGCTTCTGCGCGGGCAACTACTCGCTCCTTGCGCTGCTCACTCCAACCAAAGGTCGATGGCATCCACATCTCGCCGCAGTACACCAGCCCGCAAACCGGCTGCTGGGCAAGCCACTTGTCTACGGTGCATCTGGTTTTCAGCTTGTGCCGCACCATATAAGAGAGGCTTTCCATGTGGGCGCTCCACCGCTTTGCCATGGTGAGCTGTTCTTCCATTTCCGCCGGAGCCGCAGCTTCTACCCGCACGGTGTCGTTGCTGCCGGTCACATCAATGCAAAGGCGGAATGTTCCCGGTTCTCCACCATATTCAAACCATTCTTCCAGCATAGTGCCGGGATATATGGCATCCGCCTGCAGGCGCGTGGCGTAGGCCGTGCCCATCGTTCGGCGCACATCCATGGCCGATTTTACGATGCGGCGTTTTTGTTCGATGGAAAACTCCGTATCGTACCAGTCGATTTTCCAGTTGACCGCCAGCGCGTCCAGTACCACTTCCGGCGTGGTGTCGATTGCCGTATAGATTTGACTGTTCTGTGCGTAGTCCATGGTCAGCCCATGCACCGCGCCCAAGGCTTCGGCAAAAGCCTGCACCCAATCCTGCCGCGCTACAATGCGGGGCAGGCCGTCCGTCATTCTGGCATCACGCAGGCTTTTAATCATCTTCCAGCCCTCCGTATATCACGGTGGTGCTGCTGCACTTCGGCAACTGCGTTTTGCCGATAACCACATCGCCCGGTGCCGTCAGCGTTACCCGCTTTGCCCCAGCTTCCCGCAGCCGAGCAATCAGCTCGGTGGGGTTTATGTCGCGGCCAAGCGTACGCTGCCATAGCTTATATTGCTCCACCGCTGCCGTAATTTGGCTTTGAATGGTGCCCGCGCTCTTTTGGTTACTCTTTGCTATCCAGTAAGTAATGCCGACTTGATACGGCACTTCCTCCGGCTTCACGCACACCACTTGGTCGCACAGTGGGCGGATGGTGTCGCCGTTGATGTAGGCCGTCAGCCCTGCAATCTCGGTATCGTTTAGCACGCGCCGCCCGGTGGCCGCATCGTCCACAGTTACGAACACCTGCACCACGCAGGCCGACGGGCTTACAATTTGCACATCGGCAACATCGTTTCGCCACTCGCGCACATAGTATTCGTAGGCATCTTTCGGCCCTGCACAGCTGAACTTGCTTGGTGCAAGGTAGGCTCTCTCGGTCAAGCTATCGTCGTCCTCGGTGTCGAGGCCGCCAGTGCTTTCGTCGATGTTTTCCACCTTAGCAATGTAGGGGATAGGGTCAACCAGCGCATTGATAACGCCGGGTAGCACGCCGCTGCTTTTTGTTCCGGCTTCCTCGGCCTGTACCACCACATCCACGCTGGTTTCACCCGCCGGGATTTCTGCATAGTCCAGTGTGTTGAAATACTGCCCGCTTTCTGTTTTTACTCGCGTGCCCGCTGGGACAGCCACGGTTTCGCCGCGTACCGCCGAAAGGGTGAAGCGCTCCGTTGCCTTGGCCTTTTCAGGCTCATGGCGAAAGATGCCCAGCAGGGCAGCCAGATTGTCCAGTGCATCGCCGGTCGAGGTTTTCAAAAGCTCGCCGCGCCCCTTTGCGTCGATGTACTGCATCACCTGATATTCAATCAGGCTGAAAGCCTTGATAAGCAGCGTTTTGGCATCCGCCGCGCCCAAGTCCGGCTCTTTGCCGGTTGCTTCCATGTAGATGCGGTTGTACTGCTCCCGCACCATGTTTTCGGTTTCTTGCAGCGTCATGTTTTCAATGAAGCTGATTTCCGGCACATTGGCCAGTTGCGAAATATTAGACAAGTTGTACCACCACCTTTGGGGTCATATTTCCATCCGGGGATTTTTCCGCGTTCCAGTCTACGCGCGATACTCTCGCCCGTGGTTCGTATGTTTCGGTCTTACGCACATACTCCGCCACCAGCAGAGCTTGTGCATATTCCTGCGGGTAATCCATGCAGCTTGCGTCAATACCAAACTCCCGGTCTAAAGCCTGTTCGCCAACCATCGTGTTGTATAGCACTTGCAGGTTTCGGTAAACCTCCTGTGCCACACTGTCCTTTACGGTGCCCGCCTCAATTTCAATTACCGGGTCATTCAGCGTAATCATGCCGCCCACCTCCTTACAGGTATTCTTCAATCTGCAAGCTCACCTTGCACTCCACCAACACCCCGCCGGAGATAACCGCATCCCACTCGTCGCTGACGCTCACCAGCTTAAATGGGTGCGGCGAAAGAGGTGAACCACCTAAAATGAACCAGTCCGTATATCCGCTTTCTGCCATTTCCTGAAAATGGCGCAGGGTGCTGCGCGGGTTTACGCCGTCCTGCGCCCGTAGCAGTAGCTCGAACTGATAACTTTTCAGCTGTGGCCCAATGAACTGGCTGCGGCTTTTCCGCCCAATTACATCATGCACGGCCCAGTCGCCGCCGGTGCTGCCCTTTAACTTATTTGGCGTAAACACACGCTGGTTACTCACCGTAAACGCCCTGCCCATAAAACTGCCTACCGCCATTCATTAGCCCCCTTTACTTATTCGGTTTTCCGCTGCCGCCGCCGCTGTGGGTATGCTCGGTCAGCTTCACGCCGTTAATTTCAACCTCGCCGGTGCCGCCCTTGATATTCACCTCCGGCGCTTCCATGCTGATTTTCGTCGGGCTGGTAATGGAAACGTCACCCGCTGCGCTGATGCTCACGATTGCGCCGTTGATGGTGAGGGTAGTTTCGCCGGTTATGGTCTGTTCCACTTTGCCGGTCACGGTGTCTTTGATGTTGCCGGTAATGGTTTGGGTGCGGCCCGCGTTCAGTATCACGGTCAAAAGTCCCGTGTGGGTATCTTTCGCAGTCGCCAAATACTTGCGCGTCACCGCTGCCGTAAAGGTTTCGGTGTCAGTGCCGGTCACGGTCAGGGTGCGCTTTCCGCCCACGGCCTCGCTCATAGCTCCTGTGGCTTCAATGCTGATGAAAGTACCGGCTTCAAGGTTGATGGTCGTACCGGCCACAACGCCCACGCCCGTTTTCGCCATGATGCTTGCGCTTGCCCCGGCGCTTTTCAGCTGCACTTGGCCGCCCGCAACAAAGCTGGCCGCGCCCTTGGCCTCGTCGTATATCTCGCCGTTGCAGTTGCGCCCGGTGCGCTTGTCCGTATACTGGGTAAAAACGCCGGTGTTTGCATCGTAGCGGTCATACGCTTGACCTTTGCTGTTGGAATACTCTTTGCGGTATAAGCCTTGGTAGCCCTCCGCCGGGGTGTTGGTTTTGTTCCATACCGTGCCGGTTGTCGTGGCCGCAGCCGTGCCGTTGCTGTTGTGATTAACGCTCACAATCTGTCCAACAGCCGGCATCTTGTACTCGCCGTTGCTTTGGGCGTTGATTTGCCGCGTAACACTTTTGCCACGGTCAAAGTATGTCACCTCATAGGTGCCCGCTTTGTAGTCAATGGAGCTTACGCGGCCTGTTCTGTTTGTCGATGATGCCATAGCCGCCTCCTTACTTCGCGCCGGTGCAATAGCTAGCTGGCACCCAGCCGGTAACATTCTGCCCCACCGGCAGCTTGCCGCATCGTGCGGCGCTGTTGGTAATACGGTAGCGCCCATTTATTAGGATGCCGTCGTAGAAATAGAACGTGCCAGATTTGTAGCAGCTGGGGCTTGCTACTACCGAAGTGTAATAGAACGGTGCTTTTGTCAGCGTTACCGCTCCGCCCGCAACCGCGCCCGCTGCCGAGCTTGCTGCATTGGCCGCCGGGCTGGTGGTTTCGTAGGTGCTGGTATACTGCACGCCGCTTTCGTCGGCTGCCTGCTTATACTCGATTGTTCCGCCCACTTCCCAGTGGTGGAACGGGTCGCGGATGCCGCTGCAATCAAAGCTCGTTTCAAACCCACCACTGCGGCTTACCTTGTGCGTTACTTTGTCAACAAAATATTTTCCGTTGATGGCGCCGGTTAGCCCGGTGCCGTACCCTGTCAGGCGAATATTGTTTCCCGCCGCCACCATGAAATTGCCCTGCACCGAAAACGACAGCTTGATTGTGCCGTGGTTCGCAGCATTGATTTCCGCGCACAGCTGTACGCTGGCATCATAAACGCTGGTTGCCCTGCGGTTCACGCTCTTGGTGTGTGTCCCGCTGCCCACGCTGCACGAAATGTCGCAGTCTTTGTCCGGGTCGGTGTAATCGAAAAATCCGCCGGTGTAGGTGCCGCTCAATGTAGTGGTATAGCTCAAACTCCCACGCTTGATTTGGGTGCGGTCAAAGTCCTGCACAGCCCGCTTGCTCTTGTAGGCTTCGCGGTCGTACACCCACAGCCGTTTTGCATAAACTTTCAGGATTAACCCGTAGTTCTTGCAAAGGGTGTTGTAGTAGCTGCTGTCCGTGCCGTCCTGCTCGTCGCACTCAATGCCGTAATCCTCTGCATCATAGCCGAAAGAAAGCCCATACCGGGCCGCTATCGTTTCACCTATCCGCTTGATGGAGGTGTTTTTCCAAACATACTCCCGTTCCAGCTCGCTAAAGTTGGTATCGCTCGGTTTACTTACACCGCCCAGCTTCAAGGTCGTGGGGGTGTCGTTGTAGCCGATGTCGTCCAGCACGAATAAACCGCACTCCATGGCGTGGTTATCTCCGGGGCCGTTCCAATCGTGCCCCCGAATAATCGGGCGCAGCGTTGCTCCCTTTTCCGGCATCCAGCCGTGCAGCCACTTGTCGTCCTGCGCGTTCAGCGTAATTTCTATGCTGTCGCTGTTGTCCGCCGCGCTGTCAACATAGGTCATGCTCTCGATGTCCTCTCCAACCTCTCCGCCAAAGGGCTGATTGTTGTAGTTCACAGCAAGCGTAACGCTTCTTGCTTTATCCATAGTTCGCCTCGAATTTCCACGGCGGCAGCAGGCCGTCATTTTTCTCCGGCAAATCCGGGGTGGCAAGAACCACCCCGGCTTCAAAGTAGAATGTTTCGATGTGTTCCGGGTTTGCAGCCATCAGCGTGTCGGCGCGGTATTCGCTGCCGTAAACTTTTTTTGCGATGGTGTCCCAAGTGTCACCGCTTTTTGTTGTGTACGCCAATATACCCACCTCCGCTTAATAGGCTGTCCGGGCTTTTCGCCGCTGCATCTGTTCGTACCATGCTTCAAACTGGCTGCGCATATCTGCAACTGCCTGCTCCATAACCGAAGCATCCGCATTGCCCTGAATGGTAATCTGTGGGGCGAAGGTGATGTTCTCACCGCCGGGGGCATCCCTGCCGCCGGGGTCGTCCCGCTCGATTTCGTCCAGCTTAATGCTGTTATCCACCGGCATTTCCGTCAGCGGCATACCCGCCGCGTTGGCTGCCTGTGCTGTGTTCACGCCCAGCATCCGGCCTGCCTGTGCCCATGTGTTGATGTTGTTGTCCCGCACCCCGCTGCGGAAACTGATAACAGCTTCCTGCCCGGCCTCACCGGCAATGCTGGGGCCGGTCGTAAATCCGCCGTTCGCCAGCATTGGAATTTGGGGGATGTTGATGCTAAACGCTTTGCCGCCGATAAACGGCACCCAGTCTGGAATGGTAAGGCCAAGGCTGTTGATGCCAGAGATTGCCGTATTTATCAGCGCAATAACGGCGTTGATGGGTGTTTTGCACAGTGTCACCAGCGCATCAAAAGCGCCGCCGAAAATCTGCTTGATACCCTCCCACGCCTGTGCCCAGTTTCCAGAGAATACGCCCGTAATGAAATTCACCAAGCCGTCGAAAATCTGCTTGATGCTCTCCATCAGGCTTGCAATCCCTTGTGCGAATACATTCACCGCCGCCAGAACTGCCGGTATTGCAACGCTGCCCACGTTCAAAATGATTTGGATAATACCTTGAATGATGGGCATAGCCGCTTGAATGGCCGAGGCGATAATCTGCATCCCGGTCATAACCGCCGTGCCAAGGCCGGAAATAATGCCCGCTATGCTCGGTGCCGCCGAGGCGAATGTGGAAACGATGGTGGGCAGTACCGTTTGGGTGATAAATCCAAACACATTTTGAATAATATCCTTGACCGGCCCAGTTCCAAACGCTACAATTTGGCCCATAACGCCCATGATGGATTGTAGGATTGTGACCACACCGTCAAAGGCTGCAAGGCCGTTTTCTTGCCCTCCAAAAATGGTGGATAAAAAACCGCCCTCGCCCAGTGCGCCGCTGAACATATCTTTCAGTGGTGCCAGCGCGTTTGCCACGCCGCCGTCTTGGAACAGCCCAGAAATAAATTTTCCTACGCCTTTGATTTTTTCATCGAAAGCGTCAAAGATTGCAAGCCCCTTTTCGCCAAATGTGTTCCCAACAATCCCTCGAATATCCTCCAAGTGGTCGCCGAGAATACTCACCACGGCAATAATGCCGCTGATGGCCGCTATTACGGGTGCCGCCCCGGCAAACAGAGCGCCGAAGCCACCGGCCATTGGCCCCCAAATACTGCCCAGCAATCCCGCGCCCGCGCTTCCAAAGCTGGCAAGGTTTCCGCCGATGCCTCCCAGTACCGGCATTGCCTTTGCTGCAAAGCCGCCGACGGCCTGCCCGACACCACTGTTTGCTACCGCAGACAGTGCGCCCGTGGCCTTTCCGCCAACCCAGCCCGCTGCGTTGATGGCTCCGCCCTTAACGCCTTTCACAAGGCCGGTCAATCCCGTTGCATCGGCAATGCCTTTCAAAATTTCCATGCTCACGCCGCCGGTCGCCTTTGCTCCGTTTAAGATGCCTCCACCGATTTTGGTGTTGGCAAGGTTTCCCGCCGCGCTGCCGATACCGCCAAAGTATTTCGCAATGCCGCTGTTTTCAAAGGCCGTTCCCAGTACACTGCCAATGCCTTGATACCCAGAGATTAGGCCCGGCGAAGCTGCTGCCGATTGCAGAAGTCCCGTAGTGCCCGCTATGCCGTTGCCGCCGATGAGGCTGGATGCCGTTGCTTTCAGGGTAGCCAAAAGGCCGTTACTCTGTGTGGCACCTGCCACGCCGGAGAACAAGCCCGCTGCCGAGGTGGCGGCTTTCTGTCCGCCCGTGAAAAGGCTGCCAATCCCGCCGAACAGACCGCCCATTTTGCGCCCCGAACCGCCGCCTGCAAGCAGGCTGTCCATGCCGCCTTTTCCCGTTAGCAGCGTGCTTACGCCGCGAAATAATCCCTCAATCTGTGGAGCGAACTTCATGCCAAGGAACGCCGCGCCGATGCCCTCAATCACTTTGATTACCTTGTCGCCGTTGTTGGTCAGGTAGTCAAGTGCCTGTTTGATGTAGGGCATAGCATTTTGTAGCGCCGTACTGGCGTTGGATATTCCGTTGGAGAACAGCTTTGCCGCCGAGGTTGCCAGCTCCGAAATCTCCGGCATATTCTTGCGTAAGCCGTTCATCACCTCAATCATTGTTGCAGAAAATTCTTTTTTTGCCGGGAGAAATGCCGTTCCAAAGTCAATGGCAAGCGCCTTTTTTGCGCTCCCATACATCATATCCACAGCTTCCGTTGTGTCCGCTTTGATAACGAACTCCCGCATCATGCTGCCGTTGTATAGTGCCGGGTCTGTAACCATTGCCAAGGCGTTCTTATAGACTTCAAGGTTTCCTGTCAATTTAGCTGCGCCCTTAATGGCCCATTGTCCAAACAGGGTGTTGAGCGTTGCCACTTGCCGGGATGCGTCCATATTGTCAATCGCGGTCAGAACGTTAAGTAGTGTGCTTGGCGCATCCGTTTGCATGGCCTCCGCAATTCCCGTCGCGGTGTACCCTAACTCCGCCCATGCTTCCTTTTGCTTTTTAGTAGCGCTTTCGCCTTTGCTCATGTTGACCAGCATACGGCTGATGCTGGTAGACGCTGTATCGGTATCAACGCCCATTGCCAGCATCGCATCCGCAAGCGCCGCAGTAGATGCAGCATCCATGCCCGCGACTTCACCCAGCGACGCTGCGCTGTTCACGACATTGGCAATTTCCGCCGCCGTTGTGGCCGTGTGCGCTCCCAAGTAGTTGATTTGGTCGAACAGTACCATCACTTCACCGTGGGTCATATTCAGCGATTTTTCCCACTTGGCCGCCCAGTCACCCGCTTGGTCTGCGGAAATGTCCATGGCCGTGCCGACCATAGCCACATCTTTCAAAAAGCCGCCGATGTTGCCGTTCTCGTCGTAGGCAATCAGGTCGTTCATGCTTTTTCCGCTTTGGCCTGCGGCTGCGGCCAGCTTGGTTAAGTCCTCCGCCGTCATGGGAATTTGGGTCGAAAGGTCAAGCAGTGCATTGGACATTTCTTTGTAGTTCGCTGCAAAGCTCTGCCCGTTGCCGCCGTCGGCCTTACTCCAAATATTGCTGCTGATTTTGCCGGTGCTGTCCGCGAGGCCGTCCACATACTTGACCACATCGGCCATGCTTGCTTCAAAGCTCTCCGCCTCTTTCACGCACTTGCCAAGTGCAACAACAGTGCCAGCCGCAAGTGCGCCCATGGCTGCAAGTCCCACCGTTCCCACGCGGCTTAGGTTTGTCGATAGGCTGCTGATTTGCCCGTTTGCCGAGTTGATGGCTGCCGTCAGGCTCTTGTCCATCTTTCCGGCAATCCAGATGCTTAATTTTAGCGTTTTGTCGCCCGCCATTCGTCTGCCACCTCTTTATTCAGCGCGATAAACTCATGCACAGGCAGTTTCAAGTAGAAGTCAACACCCGTCCGTGTCACGGCGGAAAGTCTGATAGCCGCCTTGCGAAGCTCTTTTGCCCCGCCCTTTACTCGAAAAAACCCGCGTCGTTTACCGCGTTCTTGATTTTCAGTGCTTCATACAAGGGCAGCCCGGTGAAAAATTCATCCGGCAGCCCGGTTGCCATAGATGCCAGCGTGCAGGCGTACAGATAGTTGAAAGAGTTCTCGGTAATCATAAAGCCCGCTCGGACAATGCGGTTTTCCGCTTCGCTCTCATTCAGGCTGTTCAGGTCTGCAATGCCGTTCAAATCCACTTCTGTGTAGGTCTTGCCCTTAAACTGGTATGGCTTGTCCAACTGCATCACATGGTTTTCGGTCTTGCCGTCGCGGTTTAGGTAGGCGTGTACCGCCCCCGTAACCTGTCGGCTCACCCTGCGCGGTGCAAGCTGGAAAAACTCAATCGGCAGCTCCGTTGCCTTGCAGGCAATCTTCCGTGCAAATGCCGTGGTGGTTTCGCACAGCGTACTTGCTGCCACCTCCCGCTCGTTAAAAAGCTCGCGCTGGGCATCTACCGCATCCTTGACCGTCAGCTTTTCCAAGCCGCTCAAATCAATTTCTGCATACTCGGTGCCCTCAAAGAGATAAGGTGTTTTCAAAACAATAACGCCCTCGCGCTCGGTGGTTTCCTGTGCCTCAACTTCTGCTGCGGTAGCCTCTGCTACTTTCTTTTCTTCTGCCATGATATGGCTCCTTTCTGTGTATCAGTGTTTCAGTGCATCATAAAATAGGCCCGCCCCTGTTCGTCCAAAAAACAGAAGCGGGCCTATCATCAAGTCAGGCTTTTTACCCCTGCCAGCATATCCACGCCGCCTACTTTGTAGATGCCATTCAGCTTGTCCACTTCAAGCAGCTGCGTGCCGTCCACTTCTACCATCAGGTAGGTAAGTTCGAGGGTAACGGTGGCCTCCATGGCCTCGCCCTTTTCCACTTTGCCGGGGTTCATTTTCTTAACGCGGCCCATTTCAACCACGCGCAGGCCCTTAAAGGCATAGCCGCCGGTCTTGTCGTAGACCTGCTGTGCTGCACGGAAGGTCAGATTGACCGTAGTAAGGGGGTTGAGCATTTCCATGGCGGAGGAATACAGCGTGTTAAACTGCACCTCCTGCTCCATGCTCTCAAACTGGCCAATGGTGGGGCTGTCCAGCTCGCCATTGACACCAACACCGGCAACGGTGCTGGTTTTCATGTTCACCTCTGGCAGCGTGGCCGAGGCGGCAACGCCAATCATCTTGGTGCCGTTCAGGTAAACATTGTAGTCGTTGATTTTTTCGGGAATGTAGTTGTTAGAAATCATCTTGTTTTACCTCCCTTTAGTTCAGCGCGGCGGTCAGGGCGTTGGGGTCAAACTCAATGATGTCCTCAATGTCCTCCGCCGGGGTGTACGGGGTAATGTACTGGTGGAAAGTCAGCTTACCGTCCAGCAAATCAGCGGTGGGGTTCTCGTCCTCGTTAAAGACAATCTCATAACGGGCGCAAACGCCACGGGCAACAAAGCCGTTGCCGCGCACATTCTCGCTGTCCACGATTGCTTCAATCAGGCGCTTGTTTGCCGGGCTGTCCACGCGCTGGAAGTAGGTCAGAATAAAGCTGTTGCCTGCCCAAGTCAGGAAGCGGCGCACGCTGAACCAGCGGTCTTTCGGGTCGGTGTTGCCGGGGTAGGCAGCAGTGTTGTTGCCCCACAGGCGGAACCCGTTCATGTTCAGGAAAGTGGCAACGCCGTAGCTGTTGACGACGTTGGCTTGGTCTTGGTCAAGTACCACTTCGGTGCCGTCAGGCAAGCAGGCCGCCGAGATTGCCAGCGTCTTGTTGCTGGGGCTGACATTGGGCGTGTCGTCGTTCACGGCATCGGTGTATGCAGTCAGCGCAGCAGCCAGAGAAGAACCGCTGTAAACCACATCGCCCACCTTGGCAAAGGGCCACACGGCATAAGCATTGGCATCGCTCACGGCCTGCGCTTCTTTCTTTGTTTTCACGTCGGTGTATTTGGTAGCGCCATCCGCGCCGCTGTCCACATCAATGATGCACACCGCGCCGAACACGCCGTTGATTTCCTTGGTCTTTGCCTGCAACGCCGCCGAAACGGTGGCATCGGTAGAAAAGCGCGGCGCAATCAGGATGCCGGGTGTCATAGACAGTGTGGGGTAAATCTGGCGGACAACCTCAAGGCCGGTTTCCTTGCCGGTGGTGGTGTCCACGCTGCCCACAATGTCGGCGGCGGTCACCTTACTGGGGTCAATTTTCTTGCCGGTCACGGACAGGCTGGTTGCACCGTCACCCGCTCCGCCGGGGATAAGTACGATATTCAGCGTGCCGTTGGCGTTGAATGCCAAGGTGTAGTCCGTATCTTTGACCATGGACGTAGCCTCTTTTTTGACAACGAGGTTTGCGGGAATAACGCCCACGATGTCCAGCACGGCAACACCTGCGTTTACCTGCACGGTAGTGCTGGTAAAGTCCGCATTGTGCTTTGTCGGGTCAAGCACATTGATAAGCACGATAGGCCCCGCGCCCACCACGCTAAAGTTTGCGCTGATGGCTTCGCACAGCGTATAGCTTGCAAAGTCAGCGTTAAAGCCCACGGCCCCCACGGCCTCCTTGTAGTTGTTTGCCAGCAGCGGCACATTGACCGCTGCGGCAGGGTTCGCCAGCATATTCACCGGGGCGGTGCCCACAACGACCTGCAAACCGGCGGTGCCGGTAACGGGTGCGCTCATGCTGGTGGCCTGTTCGCTGGTGTAAACACCATGCTTGTAAGTAGCCATATTGTTTTCCTCCTTACAGTTCGGATTTAATCTTGTTAAACAGAATGTTTTCTGCGGTGCCGGGCTTGTCCACACGGCAGCGCAGGGCGGCAAAATCGGCTACGGGCACAATAAGCCCGCCCGCCGCCGGGTGCTGCTTCACAAAGTCCCGCAGGCTTTCGGGCAGCTCGTCGGCGTAAACGGTAAACTGCTTGGCAATGCCGCGCACGCTTGGCCCGCAGTAAACGCGGGGGCCGGGCTTCGGTGCTTTTTTCGGTGCTTCCTGCACTTCCTGCACTTCGGCGGTGCCCGCCGCGTCGATAGTCTTTTTCACACTCATGCGGTTTTCCTTTCTCACAGCAGGCTGTAAAGCGCTGTGTCCTGTGTCATGGCTGGGGCGGTGCAGTTAAGGAACACCGCACCGTAATAGTACGGGTGGCTGTCCTCTGTCTGTAACGCCCATGTAATCGGCTTGGTCACGGTAAACGCGCCGCCGAAATACGGGCGCGTGCTTACGCGCTGAATGATGCCCTCTTTGATGTTGGCAACATCTTGGTAGCCCTCACGCTTTACGCCGCTGTCATAGGCGCAAATGGTAACGCTGAATTGCACTTCCTGCGGGCTGTCGTCGTCGGGGATTTGGCCGCCAATCATGCGTACCGCAATATACGGTGCCGCCGCTTTGTCAGTGTCCACATCGTCGTCGCCCGTTTCAGGGATAGGCAAGTCCTGCTTATAAACTTTCAGTGGCTTGCGCCCCGTCTGCCCGTTGTATTTCTTGCCCGCAAACAGTTCTTCCAGCATTTCGACCACGGCATCTTGGCACAGCTGCGCCGTTCTGCCAATACCGGCAGCCTCCACGGAATTTTTGTAATCGTTCATGCGTTACCTCCCGGCTTTTGCCAACACCTTTTGCACCTGCGCGTCGAGGCGGTCATGTAAAAACGCTTCCACATCCGGCTCAACTTCCGGCCAAATGGTACGGTGCATGGCCGTGGCACTGGGGCTTCCAACGGTTTGCAGTTTTTCCACCTTGCCTTGGCTGTTCTGCCAGCGCGGGCGGCCTTTGGCTGTCATGGTGTGGCTGGAACTCGAACCAATAACGCGCTCCACCATGCCCACATGGCCGCTTTTGAACTCTGCCAAAAACGCCTTGCTGCGATGCCCGTCGCCGGGAAGTGGCTTCATGCTGCTGCTTTTCAGCACCTTGCCAGTCCACACATCGGGGCCGTCAACCCAGTGGGTGCCGGTGTAATGCGTAGGATAGCGTGGGTTTGTCTGAAAGTAACCAAGGTCGTTCCGCATTTTCGCAATGTGGATTTCCGCCGAAAGGCTGGTGTTGGTAGCCTTTTTGCGCTGCACAAGGTCTTTCAGGTGCTTTTGTCCCGCCACATTCACGGCGTACCGGGCTTTTGCCTTGGCAATCATCAGCTTGCGGGCCTCTCTGGCCGTGGCGTTGATGGCTACCTTTGTAGCCGCCGGGGTTTTCCTTTTCAGGTCGCCCAATGCACGCTCCACGGTTTCAAGGCCGTCAAGCTCAATGGTCATATTCCCGGCATCGTAAGTAACGTTGCTCACTGTCGCACCCTCTCCAATGTCATGCGGAACACCCCGTCCTCGTCCTCGCAGCTCTTAATTTCATAGGTTCTGGTGTGGGTTTCATCCACGCCCAAAACCAGCTGCTTGCCAACTTTCGGCTTAGGGCCGTAATCCTCGGCGCGGATATACAGGATGGTGAACGCCTCATAAAGGCCGGTATCAAAGTTTTGCTTTGCTCCGGCCTCCCAGTGGCTCGAATGCTGTTTCAGAGAACTTTCTTCGAGCAGGATTAAGGCTTTTTTCCCATCCACCGTGCGCCATTCGGCGTGTTCGTCCCCGTTAAAGAACGCTGCGGTAATATCTGCCGCCGCGCAGTCTTTGAACGTGCGGTGCTTTTTCTCGGTGCCGCCGTTTTCATAATCTTGTATCAGGTCAAACAGAGCCATAGCGTCCTCCAAAGTAAAACCCCCGCCGGAGTACCGGCGAGGGTTTTTCATCACACAACAGTAGCAACAAGCCAGCTGTCCACCTTGTCAGGAATGGGCAGGGGGTGCGCCTGCAGCTCAATCATGCGGCGGTCGGGGTGATGCTCCACATAGCTGCGCAAAAGCCGGTTGGTCTGTGCCGTCACCCACTGGCCGCTTTCCTCGATGTAGGTGCAGGCACCGTAGGCCAGCATAAAGCCCGCATTGCCAGAAATCAGAATAACCTTGTCGTCCGGCACAAGCGGCTTGGTGGCAGGCGCATCCGGGTCTGTCCAGTCGTCAAGGTACACCTCGGCATAGCCGTAAATGTCAATGTTGGGGCTGGTCAGGTGGCCGTAATACTTCACGCCGTTAGGCAGGTCGCGGGGGTCGATAAGGCCCATGTTGATGCGTCGGTTATCCAGCATCTTCTGCACCTTTTCGTCGGCCATAAAGGCGCGGATGGCGCTCTTGCCCATGATGGCGCGGTCAACATTCACAAAGCCGTTCTGCAAAACCGTGTTCGTCCAGTCCTCCAAGTTATCAAGGATTTTGGCGGCGGTGCCGTTCCACTTTGCGGTGCTGGTCAGCGTGACCTTGTTGGTCAGGCCGAAGTCGATTTCCTCATTCACGCCCTTGCCCACGATGGGGATTTTGCCGGTGACGATGGCCTGCACAGCCATCCATTCCTCACGGCGGGTGGTGGCATCGTTCAGACGGGTATACTCGTCCATCAACTGCTGCGCCCCGCGCTGCGCCGGGGTCATTCCGCTATACAAATTCTCACCCGGCAAACGCGCCATAAGCTGGTCTGCGGTCGTGGTGTCGTAGGGGTTAATCAGGGGCGGCTTATAGCTCTCCGTATTGTAGCCCTCGCCTTTCAGTACGGTGCCGCCCACACGGGGATGGACAAAGGCCGCCATGCGGCGGTTGCCCTTAACCATGTCGATGTCCACGCGCTCGGTGACAAAGTTTTTCACGTTGGTAAAAAACGTGTCACGGAAAAAGGTATGCACCGGGGGTGCCTGTCGTACCACCTCGGCCAGATAGCGCGGGGTGTAAATGTTTACTTCGTTAGCCATTTTCGTTTCCTCCTCACTTCAAAAAGATGCCGATGTTGCGCAGGGCAATTTCCACATCGGCAGCGGTAACGCCGGTTTCCAGCGCAAGGCTGTCTGCAAAAAACTCGCCCGTCAAGTACACCACAACCTCGCCGCCGCTTGCGGCAGCCTCGGTGGCGATGCCGTAAATGCCGGTGGTGGGCACTGTGGTAACGGCATTGTCGCCGCTGCCGGTAGTGCTGGTGGTTACGGGCTTTACCTTGCCGTCGCTGTCCAGCAGCACGGGGCCGTGCGCCTTAACGGCGGCACTTGCCTCTTTCACCGCAGAAACAATGCCCACGGTCGTACCGGCAATAAAGTATTCGGGTGCAGTGCTAAAAGACTGCTTCGCCAAATTCATGCTCATTTTTCTTTCCTCCTTACTGCTTCTTGTTCAGGCCCTTAATAGCGTCCATGAAGTCGTCGGTCTTGCCCGCGCCGGTCTGCTGGTTCTGCACGCCGTCCGCGCCGCTGTTCTTTGCATCAGCAGAAGCACCGGCAAGGTAGCTTGCGCCCTTGCTCTTGGCGTTCTTCACCATAGCCACCGCGTAATCGCTGGCGCTGATGGGCTTCGTAAACTTGGCCTCATTGGTCACTTCCTCGCTGCCGGGCAGTGCCATTTCTTCGATGTTCTGAATGCGCTGGCGCTCCGTGTTCGTTGCCGTCTGCGCCGCCGCCTGCTCGATTTGGTCAACCAGTGCGGGATAAGCGCCGCGCAGGTCGTCCACGGTCTTGATTTCCTGTGCCATATCAGTTACCTCCTTATGGCTTTGTTTGTTTTCCGGCTGCTGTGCCGGTATTTTATTTACAAAACTGCTGGCGGCGGGGGCTGCTGCCATGCTGTCCTGTACAAATTTGGGGGCCTTGTCAAAAGGCAGGTGCGTGTCAATGCTGTTCACGAAAAGCACACCACTGCGGTTTTCTACAACGGTAGTGGTGCCATCGTCCAGCAGTTCATCCACAAAGCCGTTTTCCTTGGCCTGTGCGCCAGTCCACCAGCTTGTTGCATCCATCCACCCGGCCACTTCGTCCTTTTCGCGGCAGGTCTTTTTTGCGTAGAGGGTGACGATGTTTTCCTTGATGGTGGCAAGCGCCGAAATATACTGCTGCATGGTCGTGGCATCCACATAGTCGCAAATGCCCATCTTGACAGGGTGAACCATGTAGGTGCTGTCCTCGGCTGCCTCCACCTTGTTGCAGTGGCAGGCAACAATGGTGGCCGCGCTGGCGCAAAGTCCATCAATGTGCGCCACCACCTCCGCCGGGTGCTGTTCCAGCAGGTTGCCAATGGCCTGCGCGGCGAACACATCGCCGCCGCCACTGTTGATACGCACAGTAATGTTGCTCACCGTGCCAAGAGCGGATAGCTCGTCGGCAAACTGTTTGGGGGTTACTTCGTCGCCCCACCAGCTGCTATCCGAAATATTGCCGTAAAGCAGCAGCTCCGCGCTGCTGTCAGCCATGTTTCGGAATTGCCAAAATTTTTTAGGCATTGTTGTTTCCTCCTGTCGTGTTCTGCGGGTCTTGGATTTCCTTTACTTCCCGCATTTGTGCGGCTTCAATCTTGCGTTGCCGGATGTTGGTACTGTAACTGCCGCCAGTCATTTGCGCCGTTTCTTCGTCAGCGGTCGAGAAGCCTGCCTCCACACGCTGCACCGCCGCGCTAACTTCTTGCACCGGGTTCAGGTTCGTGCGGGCTGGGCCGTTCCAGACACACTCGGTATAAGCCTTGCGTACTGCCGGGTCGTCAAAAAATCCGGGGGCGTTAATCCGGCCACGGGCTACCGCCTCGGCGAACCATTGCTCATAGATAGGCTGGCAGAAGTCGCCCGAAAACCATTCCCGCTGCATCTGGCAGGAGCGCCAAAATTCATTGAGCGCTCCGCGTGCAGCACTGTAACTGGTGGAGAATTGCTTTAGCATTACCTCCGGGGGAATTTCCAGCGCCGCGCCAATTTGCTTAATCATGGCATTGGTGAACACATCGTAGCCGCTGTTCGGGTGCTTCGGGTCGGCAAAGTGTACCTTTTCGCCGGGGTTCAAGCTGATAATGGCGGCAGGCCCCAGCTCAATACTGCTCTGGTCTTGCGCGTCAAGTTGTTCTTCCGGCGGCAGCATTTCGCCAAACGGCCTCCCGTCTGCGGCTCCCTCCGGCTCTACAAAGACTGTAAACATCGCGCTGATAACCGCCGCCATGATTTCAGCGTCGGTATAACGTCCCAGCTGCTTCAAGGCTTCCAGCACCGGCGCAAGCAGCGGCACACCTCGGCGCTGGCCGCAGCGTTCCCGGTTCATAATGTGCAGCACATTTTGCCGCCCGGTTCCCGCGCCGTATGCCTCCACGCGCTGCCACTTCATTTCCTCCGGGCGCACGGTGGAATGGTTGGAAAGCGGGTGCCGGTTGCAAAACCAGTACGCAACCACCATGCCGTCCCGGTCGGTTTCAATGCCCTGTACAATGCTTTCAACCTTGTGTCCGTCCACATCGCAGGGCACCACTCTGTCAAATCCGTTTGGGCTGCACACCCTGTCTGCCTCCACCAGCCGCACGCGCAGGTCATAGGGCTGCCCGGTCTGCTGCTTCATGGGCAGTAGCACCGCAACATCGCCGTTCATGGTATAGCTCAAAAACGCAAGCTGTTGTAGCTTGTAGAAATTGTCTACCCGGTCGGCATCACACACCGGCGTGTCCGCCCACAAGGCGAACTCTCGCACGATTTGCTGGCGCAGCGTTTCGGCCCGCTCGTCAGTCAGCTTCAAAAAGGCTGCGTCGATTTTTGGCGCAGGCATCAGCCCACCGGCAATCACATTCGTGCGCATGGTTTTCAGCGCCGCCGTGGCCGTGGGTATGCCCATGTAGGCATCGCGGCTTCTCTGGCGCAGCGTGTCGATATTGTCCTCAATATCTTCTTTCGGGCTGCCACCGAAGTATTCCCAGCCGCGCATACTCTTTTTTGTCAAGTTCGCCCCGTAGTTGCCGTAGCCGCTGTTAATAAATGAAATGGCGCTTCTTGCTGCCGCCCGCTTTGCGGCGTGTACCGGGGCGACGGCGGCAATCGCCCGGTCGAGGATATTCGCTTTTGCCATGTTCCGCCTCCTTACACATCACGGGGAGTAAAGCGATACAGGCGGTTCCTGCCGCCCGCTCTTTCCTCGGCTTCTGCCTCGGCCAGCTTTTTGCCCCAGTATTCCATTTCTTCGCGTATCTCTTTCAGGTCAGCCCGCGTCAACATTCGCGCGCCAATCTGGTAACGCTGCCCGGTGGCAACGCTTTCCTCGGCTTCCAGCCAAGTATTGAGCTTTTGTTTGCACAGCTCTTTTGTGAAAATAGCCATCAGCCAATTCCTCCGTTCAATCTTCTGCGGCCCTGCCGCTTGGGCGGCGGCGTGCCGTCCTGCTTTGTCAGCACCGGGTTTGCAATTTCCAGCGCTGCCGTTGCGTAGTTCCGCAAATCAAGCGGTTCGTTGCGCTTGTACTTCTCGTCTTTCAAAACCCACATGGTCGTCATGCGCCCTTTGCGAAAGCGCGTTACCAGCTTTTCGCTGGTCAGCCCGCGAAAGTACAGCTCGTCATACCCGGCTTCCTCCGCCACAGGGAAGTGGCAGTAGTTCGGCCCTTTGGTGCCGTGCCGCAAGCGCTGATACAATAGCGCCTTGCCCGCGTCAACGCCAAGAATAAACAGCGGCACCTTTACGCGGTTGTTCGTGGACGGGTTGCGGATATACGGCACCTCCGCGCCGCCTTTGCCCTTGATGGCAAAGATACGCCGGTCGTACCGCTCTTTGCAGAAAGAGTACACCGCATTGGCATGGTGTCCGCCGCTGTCCATACAGCAGGCAAGCACCCGCAGCGGCGTGCCATCTTTTTTGTAGAACGCCGAAAGAAGAAAAGCATCAAGGTCATTCCATACCTGTTCTTTCAGCAGGTCGCCGTAAATCTTCTGGTAGCGGATGCCCCAGCTTTCCTTACCGTCGCCCCAGCCGACAACCTCCACCTCAAAGCGGTCGTCCTGCACATCGACACCGGCAGTCAACACGGCCACATCATCGGGCACTTCCGCTTCGTAGATTTCGCGGCGCTGGTACAGGTCGCTGTCCTCAAGCTGTTCACCCTGTTCCTCCCATGTTTCGCCAAGTTCGGTGTTTACCCAAACTTTCATGCCCTCCGGGTTGCCCTGTTCCAGCTGCTCATGGGCAACGGCGAACTTCTGCACAATTTCGTTCCACCCGCAAAAGGTGCTTGCCAGTGTGTTCAGGTGAAAGCCTCTCGCTTCCGCCGCCGGGTTTTCCGCCACGAACTTGCCCCGCCGCCCGGCTTTCTTCCATGCGTACTCGCTACTTAAAACGCCGCAGCGCTCGCAGGCGTACTCCACCGGGGCCGAAAGATTGTCCTTGTCGAACTTCACGCCGCCCCACACAAGCGGTTGGTAATGTCCGCACTCCGGGCATGGCACATTCCATTCCTCGCGGGTGGATTGGTTGAACTCGGTTTCAATGCGGCTGTGCCCCTTGATAACCGGCGTGCTGACGATAACGGTTTTCTTGTCCCAAAAGGTCGTCTGTCTTTTTTGTGCAAGGCTCAAAGGGTCGCCCTCGGTTCCTGCGCTGGTGGGGTAGCGGTCTACCTCGTCAGCCAGCAGCACCTTGATGGGTCGGCTTGCAAGGCCGGTGGCGCTGTTTGCGCCCACGATGGTGATGTGCCCGCCGGGGAAATTCTTTTTCAAAATCGTGTTGCCGGAATATCGGCTCTTAGTGTCCACCTTGTCCCGCAGCTCCGGGGTATCTCGCAGCATAGGAGCGAGCCGGTCTTTGCTGAATGTCTGCCCCATGTCCAAGGTTGGCTGCATCACCAGCATGGGGGCCGGTGCGTAATCCATGTAGTAGCCGATGGGGTTTAGTATAAAGGCATCCGTCTTTCCGATTTGCGCGGCAGACATGATAACCACTTTTCGCACATGGGGGTCGCCGATTGCGTCCATGATTTCCCGCTGGTAGGGTGCCTTGTCGGTGTGCCAGCGCCCCGGCTCCGCGCTGCTTTCCGCGCTCAACATTCGGTAGCGGTCTGCCCATGCGCTCAATGTCAGCTCCGGGGGCGGTTTCAAAACAAGGATGCACCGCGCCAGCATTTCCATGGTGGCGGGCGGTATGTCAATGGTTGCTGGTTTCGTTGTCCGGCTTGACATGGCCATGCTCCTTTACGCAGTACGGAAAGAGGCAAAGCACTTTATGCTCGCAAATTTTCTTGCCCCAAACGCACCCCGCGCATTTATTCTTCGGCTTTTTCTTTGGCTCTTTCTTCGGCATTTTCTTCACCGTCCTTTGTTGCAAAAGCAACGCGGTAGTTGCTCATTTCTTCCAGCACCTCGTCGATGGCCTGTTTCAGCTCGTCAAAGATGCCCGCTTGGTCGCCGCCCATGCTGGACAGCGCAGGTGATAGCTTCGCCGGTAAAGCGAGGAAGCGGCCACGGATATTCAAGAACATGGTTTTCAACCCGGTTTCAATGTCCTCCGTGCGGTGTAGCTCGCCCATGCGTACCTTGTTCTCCATTTCGGCGGCCTCACGCTTGGCCTTTGTCAGCCCCGCCCGCTCGTCGTTCAGGTTCACCTTGCCGGTGCCGTCGCGCAGGAAAACGATGTACCTTGTCACGGTAGCTTGTAAATCGTAAAGCCCCGGTTGCTTTTCAGCAATTACACCCTCGTCACGCAGCTGCCGCACGCGCCGCTCGGTCAGCCCCAGCCACGCCGCCACAACCTTACTGGTGTATAGCGTCATTAGCGTCACTCATTCCGGGCGATTGAGGCATTGGCCCACATAACCGCTTCTTCCAGCTTTGTGTTTGCAAGGCTTTTTTCTCGGCTATCCGGGCAGCACGTTCCAATCAGTTCAGCAAGTTCCTTTGCCTTGGTGCGGATTTTCCCGTAGCGCTCCGGCTGGTCTGCTTTCGGTGCATGGTAGGTGTATGCGTTCTCATAATTCACTTTCTGCATTGTTATCCTCGCTTTCTTCTGTACCCGCCTCCGGCATATTAAACGCGCCGGTGGCTCTCATACGCATAAGGTCAAGGCGCTGGTGTTCCAGCTCCATGCGCTTTTCGTTTTCCTCCATCGCCCGTAGGCTGTCGGCAATTTTGGTAATACGGCCCTGCACTTTATAAAGGGCCTCTTGCAATTTCATCACGCGGGCAAAGGCGCTGTCCTTGGAATACATACCCATGTTTTGATTTACGCCATCCTGCTTTTTGTCGCCCCTGCCGCCGGGCACGCGCATATCCAATAAACTGCTGATGTGTAGCGTGTCCTCCGGCTCGGCCTCATACTGCGCGATTTTTTGGAGGATGCGGTGTTCCCGCACCTTGGCAATTTGCAGCTCATGTTCCAGCGCTTCTCGGCTGCCGGTGGGCGTACCCTCTGCAATCGCCCGGTCGGTGTCGTCCAACATATCGAAAAAGATGGCGCTGTAAGCTCCATCTTTTTCGGCGTTCTTATTTCCCAGCGGCGCACCGTCATGGCTGCCCGCTGCATTTTTGTGTCCGGCGCTGTTTCGGTTTCCCGGCTGCCCGCCGCGCTTTTTCTTCGGCAAGGTGGCATCCCACTTGTCAGCCGCTTTCCAATTCCGCAAGGTCTGATATGTCACGCCCAGCGCTTCGGCCAGCTCGCGCAGATTAACCTTTTCGCCCTTTGATTTTTGGGCGACATATTCAGCCTTGGCGGTGTCGCGCTTGTCGCTCCGCTTTGGCATCTTGCACCTCCAATATTTTGCGCCCGCCGGGTCTACGTCAGCACCCCGCGTGGCACGCAGGGCTTCGGCTCGGTAGGCGCAAGAGAAAAGCCAACGCCTGTCCGGCTCTGCCTCCCGGCTCCCGGCTCGTCGCGTGGCATAAATAAAACCCGCGGCGTTTCCGCCGTGGGTTCTTACTTTCTTTCATGCTATCAATATAGCACCGTAAACCTGTCAAAGTTGCTAACTCTCTAAAAAATATTTTGCAAACTTTGAAGCAATGCAAACAAGTTTAACTTTAGAGCCTCAAAAACTTAACTTCATTTTGCAAATCTCTTTAGTTTTGCATAGTTTACTACTTGAGTTTTACTTGACCGTTTACTTGCTGCACCCCCGGCACGAAAAGCGAGAGCATTCCCAAACCAGCGCCTCGCCTGCATTTTTTTCACTTGCCTACAATTTGCCGACCCCGGCAAATTGCTTGACCGCCGCGCCCAGCACCAACACCCCGCCGTCAAAACTGCCTCGCCTCGGCCCTCTGCCGGGGCCTTTTTGTTTTTTGACCCCCCTCTACTATTCCGCCGCCCAGCCGGGGAAGCCCTAAAAAACTGCTCACACCTAAAAAACTTTTGCGCTTCTGAACCCGTAAGCGTGCGCGGGTGCGCGCGCAGTACCTATGCGGGCGCGGGTGTGTTACTTTCGGGCGCGTGTGCGGGCGCGTATAGAAAAAGCGCGGTCGCGGCGCGGGCGCGGTTCATCTTTGCCGGGGGCGTGGCCTGCTGCCGGTGTGGTGGTGGGCTGGTGGTGGTGGGCTGGTGGTGGTGGTGCTGGTGCTGGTGGTGGTGGTGGTGCTGGTGGGCTGGTGGTGGTGGTGCTGGTGGGCTGGTGGTGGTGCTGCTGGTGGGCTGGTGGTGGTGCTGGTGGGCTGGTGGTGGTGCTGGTGGTGGTGGTGGTGGTGCTTGGTGGGCTGGTGCTGGTGGGCTGGTGGTGGTGCTTGGTGGGCTGGTGCTGGTGCTGGTGGTGGTGTGGTGTGGTGTGGTGGTGCATCCATTTCACCACCGGCGCGGCCTGCCGGGCGGGCGCGTATATAAAGCGCGGGTGCGTTTCCTCTTTTCCGCCGGTGCCGCCGGTGCCGCCGGTGCTGCCGGGCTGCCGGTGTGGCCGCCGATGCTGCCGGGCTGCCGGTGCTGGTGGTGGTGTTTTATATCGCGCGGACGTATATAAAAGCCGCTTTTGGCCTGTTTGTGCAGCTTTTCTAAAACACGTCGCCGTGTTTTGTGCAAGCCTACAAAATACACGTCGCCGTGTTGACAAAATACACGCCGCCGTGTTATCATGCAATCACACCGAACGAAACACCGCCACACCGGCGGCAAACAAATGAAAAGGAGATAAACCGCCATGACAAACAATCAAATCATTCAAGAGGCCGTCGCCGCTACTTTCACCCCGGAACAGCTCGCCGAGCTGGTGCAAGCAATCTACACCCCGGAACAGCTCGCCGCCCGTGCTGCTGGTGTTGTTATCACCGTAGCCGAGGAAAGCGACGCAACCCCGGAAAGCATCCTCAATGAAATGCTCGCCGCCGATACTTTCCATACTTTTGCCGAGTGGAAGCGCATGGGGTACAGCGTGAAAAAGGGGCAGCACGCCGCGCTGGTGTGCAACCTCTGGAAGTACACCGACAAGCCCGGCAAGGCTGCAAAAGAGGCCGCCTCCGAGGCCGGGAAAGATGCCCCGGAAAGTGACCCGCATTTCTACATGGCAAAAGCTCACCTGTTCAACGCCTTGCAGGTTGAAAAAAGCAAGTAAACCACCAGCGCGGAAACTTTAGCAGGGCTGCACCGCTGAAAGCAACCCCGCCCCACACCGGCACCCCGCCGGGCATATCAAAAAATCAATTTGGAGGCTTTAATTATGGCAAGAGTTTACACCGGGAACTACACCACCGACGCGGCGAAAGTCGCCAAAAAGTCCGAGCGGCTCACCTGTCAAGTGACCGACGACGGCACAATTTTTGTGGCCGACGGCTACTTTGCATGGAAGATGAACCCGCTGGAATATGCCGCAATCGTGCAGCCGGTTTCCTGCTGCGAGGCGGGGAACTGGACAATCGACAAGAGCGGCAAGAGCAACCGCAATTTTGACATCGCCGACATTTTCACAAAAACGGTGGAAGCGGTAAAGGATGCCGCGCCGCTCACGGCCTGCCCGCTGTGCTTCACGGTTCCCAAACACAAAGAGCTTTTGACCGCTTACCACAACGCCGCCGCCGGTTTTGCCGCGTTTTACAATTCTGTTTACCTTGCCGCAATCACAACCGGCGCAACGCTGAAAACAGAAAAAGCACTTTCACCCGCCGTCGCTTTCCGTTCTGGCGAACCCTTTGCAATCGTGATGCCGATAAAGGCCGCCGACGAGGCCGCCCGCGCCGTGAAAGCCTATTTCACAACCGACGACAACGCCAAACACAACAACGACAACACCACCAGCGCCGAGGCCGACGAGCTGCGCGTACAACTCACAATCCGCAACGACCAGCTTTTGAAAGCACGGGAACAAATCGCCGAGCAGACCGCCGAGCTTGACGCGCTGCGGGAACAAATCGCCACGATGCAGGCCGCGCCGGTGGAAGAAAAGCAGGAACCCAAAACCGCCGCCGAGATTATCGCCGCCCGCTTTGCCGAGCTGCCCGGCGTGACCGCAACCGTCAAGGGCGCACAAACCGCCGCGCCGGTGGTGTGGCTTGCCGGTGATACCGAACACAACGCCGAGGCAATCAAGGCCTCCGGGGCAAAATGGAGTAGCAAAAAGGCCGCCTATTATTACCGCGTGGCATGATACACAACCCGCAAGGCCGACGGCATCCGCCGCCGCTGGTGCAAGTCCAGCCGCCCAGCCGGGCGGGCGCTCATGGGTTACAACCCGCAACCCAAACCACAAAACAGGAGGAACGCAAAATGATGCTTGAAGAATTTGAAGCCCGCACCGGCTTTTATCCCTCGCATGACCTTTACGCCCGCATTGAAGCCGCGTACACGGAAAGCACCCTTGACAAAGACGCTTTTTGCAAGGCATACAAGGCCAACAAAGACGGCATGGCCGAGGCAATAGCAAGAGAAGCCAGCATGGCCGCCTTTTCCACCGAGCGCAAGAACAAAGCCGAAACCGCGCACGCAATCGCCGAGCTGCAAAAGCAGGTGGAACGCCTCACAAGGGAACTTGACCGGGAGCTTGATTGGCAGCCCTACGAAATGCGCGAAAATGTGAAGCAGGCTGATTATGCCGAGCTTGCCAAAGGTGCCGAAGCCGGGCTTTCCTCGCACTACATGACCGACGAGGAAGCTATACAGTGGATATGTGACGAGTACGATTTTCAGCCCGGCAAAATCACAATTCTGCACGAAGTCCCCCAGTACGAAAAGAGCAAGCACAACCAGCTACGCAAAACCGGCAAAGTGTTTGACCGTCGCCCGGTTTACTGCGCCACCGATTATCACTACATTCGCTTTAACACAAGCCGCTTTTATTACGAAGTTTGGAACGGCCAGCTTCAACCCTTTTTCGCCTGACACAACCCGCAAGGCCGACGGCAGCCGCCGCCGCTGGTGCAAGTCCAGCCGCCCACAATGGGCGGGCGCTCATGGGTAACACAAACAAAGCGCACAACACGCCGCCGTGGTTTTTGTACAATCCCCCAAACTACACGCCGCCGTGTTGACAAATACACGCCGCCGTGTTATTATGCAATCACAACAAAGCACCGACCGCAGGAGCGGCAGGGCAGCGGCCCCGCCGGTTGCAATGCGGGTAAGGCGCACACAACCACAAACGAAAGGACACGCCGCCATGAAAAAAGCCTTTAATATCCCCAGCATAACCGAAAGCCTCCGCGCCGATGTTGAAAGCGGCAAAATCACAATCACCGAGGCCGCCGCCGAGCTGAACCGGGCAAACCTGCTCCCGTACATCGACACCCAACGCGCCGCCGACCTGCTGCACATCAACAACCCCATGTGCAACGCCTGTGCCCGCTGCGGCACCGATTGCAACGGCACAACTTGCCAAGTCTGGACGGGCTGCATCTACCGCACCCGCGCATAACGCAACCCGCAAGGCCGACGGCATCCGCCGCCGCTGGTGCAAGTCCAGCCGCCCACAACGGGCGGGCGCTCATGGGTAAAACCCAAAACACAAAATAGGAGGGGTACAAAATGACCTATGCAGAAATGAAAAAGCGCACCGATACCGACAAGTTTCTTTATCACCTCGTCGGAGGCGAGCATACAAAGCGCCTGTTTAATTTTACCGAGCTTGTAAACTTTTTCCCCGTTGACCGCCTACACCACAACTACACCGCCGAACGCGCCGCCGGGCGGTGTGTCCCCCGTGAAGAACTGGACGACCAGCCCGAAGTGCGCGGCTACCTTGGCCCCATGTGGGACGGCGAACGCTACCTTGTGGACGGCGTACTAAAAAGCGCGTGGGAGCTTCCCAAAGACCAGCGCGAAACCGTAACGCCTGATTTTTATGTTATCCGCTATGAAACGCAGGAAGTTTATAACGCCATGTGCAACTAACCACCAGTGCGGACACTTTCGCAGGGCTGCACCGCACAAAGCAACCCAGCCCCACAACCGGCACCCCGCCGGGCATTACACAACACAAAATAGGAGGCAAAAACCATGTATTACGACATCGACGAAAGCACCGCCCGCCGGTCAAAAGAAATGTGCAGCTTTTCCGACTACAAGCCCGGCAGCGCAACCGCAGAATACCGGCAGATGGTAGACGAGGCCGCCGCGCTGGTGGAAAGCAAAAAGCAGGCTGTCAGCCCGTTTTACCATGACAAGCTCGACGCGCTGCTTGACCGCTACGCCCGCCGCCTTGCCCAGTGGACAAACGACCACAACCGCAACGGCGCAAGCTGCCCCAGCGTGATGATTTGCGGCCCGGCAAACTTCCCGGTGCGCAAGAAAGAAAAACGGATTGCCCGCGACAATAGCTTGTGGCAGGAATACCAAGAGATTAAAGGCATCCTCGACAAAATCAAGAACATCGGCACCGGCGCGGTAGACTTTGCCGACCCCCACGCCCGCGAGCTTTTGGTTGACAAGGCCGAGCGCCTGCAGGCCACGCTTGACCGCTACAAGGCCATGAACGCCCACTATCGCAAGCACAAAACCATGCAGGGCTTCCCCGATATGACCGACGATGCCGCCGCCCAGATGGACAAATCTATTGCAGGCGCTTATACATGGGCGCAAAAGCCCGCTCCCGACTATGAGTTAAACAGTCTGCGCGGCAAAATCAAGCGGGTACAGGAGCGCATTGCCGAGTATGACAAGCTCCACGCCCAGCAGGCCGAAGCTCCCGCCGACAGTGGCGCAGCGTTTGACGGTGGGCGAATTGTCCGCAATGTGGAGGAAAACCGGCTGCAAATCCTCTTTGACGAGAAACCCGACGAGGACACCCGCTCCCAGCTCAAAAGCCACGGTTTCCGCTGGTCTCCCCGGTTTGGGGCATGGCAGCGCCAGCTCACGCAAAATGCCGAATACGACGCGCGACATATTCTTGGCATCCAGTAACCATAGGCGGAAACTTTAGCAGGGCTGCACCGCCAAAAGCAACCCCGCCCCACACCGGCACCCCGCCGGGCATTACACGACACAAAATAGGAGGAAACACCATGGAATATGCAACCGCAACCCTTGCAGAAGTTGATACATGGGGCAAGAAATGCCGCACCGTCACCCTCACAAACGACGAGTGGAGTACGCTCACAACTTATCTTTTGATGTCCACAAAGTACCGCACCGGCGAGCGCGACGCATGGCGTAAGCTCGCCGCAGAAGTTCAGCCCGACGGTACGCCCCGCTTCCAAAACGCCGCCAGCAATGCCGAGTATTGGGATGAAGCCATTGCAACGCTCGACCGTATCGGAACCGCCATCGACGAGCGATAACGTAGGAGGCCGCAAATGAAACTTGATAGAATATTTCAGAAAGAACTACGCACCGCCAACGGCGACGGCAGCAGGGCGGCAAAGTTTGCTTTTCTCGCCCCAACAAAGGCAGCTTGCAAAGAGCTGTCCACAACAAACGTCAAGGCTGTTTTTGCTGATGTTCTGCACAAATACGGGCGGGCATCCGTTGGCATCTGCATTGCAGCGACAATTCTTGACCGGCAAGACCGGCTTTCCGACCGTTCCGTTAGATGGGCGCGAGAAGTAATGCGGCTTTGGACAAACCGCCCCGCAGACATCGGCTTTGTTGTCATTTCCGACGGGCTGCATCCTACGCGCATTGAAGAATACGCCGGTTCTTTCGTCCAGCTTACCACCGACGAGCCGTAGCAAAATGGAGGCCCCACATGGCAAAATATCTTTGCGACTGTCACGCCTGCACCTACAAGACCACGCTGCCCGCTGGGGTTTATTGCACCGCTTTTTTACGCGGTGAACCCCATGTGCATACCGTTTCCGGCACCTGCGGCAAAGACTTTGTTTTTGACTGCCCGAACTATCGCCCGCCGGTCAGCCCCGCGCCGCCCGTGCAGCTTTCCCTTTTTGGCAATGAATAGCCGCAAAACTCTGGCTTTTTGCACGCCGTCGTGTTATTCTGAATACAGCGCATACTTTACGCGCACGAAAGGATTGATTGATATATGGCTATTTCAGAAAGTCGCCGTCGCAACAACGACAACTACAACGCAAAGTGTGACCGCATCGAAGTGAAGCCCCTGCGCCCCATTGGCACCGACATTCGCAACGCCGCCGCAACTTCCGGTCAGAGCGTACAAAGCTACATCATGCAGGCCGTCCGCGACAAAATGGCCCGCGATGGCTTCCAGCCGGAGGCAGATTGGCCTTTTACGCCAGCGGGGGCAGACCATGAGTGAAAACGCTCTTGTTTTCCTGCCGTTCCGTCTGGTGGCATCCTTTGCCGACGGTGCCCGGCTGCTTTTTGACGGCATTACCGAGGCGCACGCGAAGCAGGCCATGGAGGCGGCGCAAGCCCCGCACGGCGACATTACATGGTGGGATGGGGTAACAGACCAGCACTACGATAAAGGCCGCTACTACGGCACCCAACCGTCCCCGCCGGAGATAACCCGCATCGACCTGACCGATTATCCAAACCCATGAAACAGCAAACACCCCAGCAGGCATAAAAGCCCGCCGGGGTGTTATTATTTTGCCCAAAAGCGTTATTAAACCATCCAAAAGCGTTATTAAACCATCCAAAAGCGTTATCAAGTCTGTATGCAGTTCGCAAATTGTTTTCCACCGGCTTTTCCCGCCATGTGGAAACGGCTTCGCGCTATGCGTGGTGCAATTCGGCTGTTTTTTATTTTTGAAGCAGTTTTGCGGCGGCATTTTACAGCCCGCCGGGCGCAGATATACCCGGTGCAGGCCGTCGGAGGCAGCCCCGCAAAAGGCACACAAAAAATGCGCTTCACACAATTATACGCGCGCGTGCGAGGCACGGCGCAAAATCCCTGCTGGTTCGGCGCTATCTTCAAGCGTTTTTGCCATGCGTGCAAGGGCTTTTTCATCCCAGTGCCGGGCGGTGCTGTCCGGCACGCCCATGCGCACCGAAATTTTGCCCCAACTGTACCCATAAACATAGCGCATCAGCAGAATACTTTTGTACCTACCGTTTACCGTGTCAAGGCAGTGCTGAATAAATGCCGCATCGGCTTCCAGCTCACAAAGCCGAGCTTCAATTTCCCGCAGCCGCGCACCCGCGCCGCTTTCTTCCAGCGCAATCGCCATGCTTTCCACCGGCTTGCCCGGCGTGGAACTGTGGGGCGCACCGTCCATGGACACGCCACTAAGCCCAAGATATTCTTCTTCCAGCTCTCGCCGCTCCTGTTTGAGTAGCTTTCTCATATCCGGGATAGCCCGGTAATACAGGATGATGTTTTGTGCGTCCTTTCTCTGCATTGTTGCGCCTCCGTTTATTATATTTAATCCAGCGTTTTGCCAAATATCGGCGTATCCGCTTCCGTCGATACCACATCGCAGTCGGCGTGCAAAATTTGGCTCACTTTCTGCGCCAGCTTCGCATACCCGTAGTAGTCCCCGCTATCTGCATAATCGCGGAACTGTGAATAGTTGCCCGTGGCCTCTTTCATCACGCAGGCCACCCGCTCCACGCCAAAGCCCTGCACGGTATGCAAAGCGTAGGCATACAGCCGCGCCACGCCATCCGCCGCCCGGCGCTGCTCATGCACCTGCATCAAGTCCCGCTTTTTCGGCATTTTATAAACCGGCAGCAGAAAATCCGCAGGAAAGTATGCTTCAACATCCCTGCACAATTCCAGCTCCGCCCGTTCCGGGCCTGTTTTCATCACGCCGTCCACAAGGCGGGGTAAATCTGTCTTTGTGCTTTCGTACTTTACCGCCCGCTCGTTGGCCGCATCCACAATGCGCTGCAACCGAGCTTCGCCGATGCCGTACAGGTCATAGACTGCCGCCATGATGCACAGCACGAACACTTCCGCCGTGGCCTGCCGTACATCGTCAACCGTCGCAACCTGTTTCTTTTTCTGCAAGAACCGTCTTTCAGCGTTTCGGGCAGAGTTTACCGCCCAATATGTAGGCTTACTTTTCCGCTTCATGCTTTGCCTCCTGTTCGTCCACACGCGCCCCGCACAAAGGGCAGGCATTGATGCAAAGACCGTTCAGCCCGCCACCGCTGGTGGTGCTGTCCATGAAAAGGCGTGGCTTGCCGTCCTCGCCCCACTCAATCCAAAAGTCCACCCCGTCGGTGGTGTGCATTTTCGCGTGCCGCTCACACAGCGGGCATTTTACAACCTGCATAAAATCACTCCTTTGCCAGCTTTCGCCATTCTGCCATGTCGTCTTTGTTGTCCGTGGTGATAACCTCGCGGAACTTCCAGCCCAGCGGGCGCACCTGTTCCAAGAACACGCGCCGCCGCACAGGGTAGTCCCGCTGCATACGGCGCACAAATTTACTCTTGACTTCCACTATCTCAACGGTGCCGTCGACATAATCCAGCCGAAAGTCCGCCGTGTATCGGATAGAGCGCAGCTTCACCCCGTTATATTCTCCCTCTGGGAACAGGATAAAGCGCGGGTGCTGTTCGCATTTCACAATTTCGCCCGCTGCCATTTTGGGCAGAATGGTGCCTATGTAAAATTCATACTCGCCCCGGCTGTCAAAGTCGTGTCCTGTCGCCTTGGCTCCCTTGGCGGCAGCGGCAACCGGGTTTTTTGCGCCGCCTTTCTCTTGTGCAGCCAGCTGTTTTTCCGCCTGCGCTCTTGCCCATGGCGGTAAATCGGATAATTCCATTCTCAACAGCTCATTCTCCCGTTTCTTTGTCCACGGTACGCGGCAGTTTTGCACTCTGCCCGGCGCAGCAGCACAAGGGTGTGCCGGTGCCCTGTATCGCCGACCTTTGTTTCCACGCGGTTGAGCGTGTAGCCCGGATATTTGCGCTCCCAGTATTCCCGGTCGTCTATGTAGAGGGTGCTTGCTTCTTCCAGTGCTTTGTGGCTCCACTTACTGTCATTCGGGCGCGGTGTCTTTGGCTTTTCCAGACCACGGCTCTGCCGCCAGTGCCGGGCGCAGCGTTTATTCTTGTTGATATAGCGCACAAGGCCCTCAACACTGCCATGGTCAAACTGCAACCCCTCGCAGCGCACAAGGCCGATGCGGTTGCCGTCGGCATCACTCCACAGGTTTTCCAGCGTTTCCCGGCTCAATCCCTCGGTGTGCTGGATGATGGCGTGGTGGTGGTGTCTGCCTACTGTTTTCCCGGTTTCGTCCACCGTGGCATATTCCGTTGCCATGACCCAAAGCGGCCTTTTAACGCCGTGCTTATCGCACCAGTGGTAAACCCGTTTCACGAAATTTGTCCAATCCCGGTCTGCCTGTTCCATGTTTTCAGGGGCGGGAAGATGTTCGTCGTCGTAGGTGGCGGTAAAAGCGTAGTCGCGGACGGTGAAGTTTGTGTTCACAAGCTGCACATGATACCGCTTTGCCCGGTTGTCGTTGTAATTCTGCATGGCAAGGGCGGTGGCCTCGTTTCTTTTGGTTCGGCGGCAAGCTCTATGCTGCTGGGAAGAAACAGGGTACAGGTCAACTTCCATGTATGCCGCCGTGTCGTAGCTTTTACCGCAGATATGCTTTTGTTCTCGGTAATATGTTGGCACAGCAGTCACACCCCTTTGCTTTCCTGTACTACGCGGGGGTTACACCCCCGCACCCCTGTAATTTTATTATTTTCAAAAATATTCCGCCCAAGCTCCGCAGGCAAAAGGGGACAACGCCGGGCAGGGCGTATAACTCGCGGTGCCGGTAAGCATCAGTAGCCCTGCCCTCTGTTTTCCCCTCTTGACTTCCTTTTCCCCGGCAATGATAGCCGTGGTTCTAAAGTTAAGAGCAATATACAAGCCCCATGCGGCCCGTAGGCCGCACAAGACTTGCACCGTATTTACTCCTGCTTTTCTACCGAATTTTGGCAGGCAACGCCGTCAAATGGAATGACAGCCTCCGTCCCATCCTCCCCGGCATTGGCAACCAGTGTGGCCAGCTTGTCCAGCTTTGCACACGCCCATTCGGAACAGTCGCCGAAAATAACATGGAGCTGGTTCAGCATAATTTCCACGTCGGCGCGTTCCTGCGCGATGTTGTCCAGCACTTCGGCCTTGTCGCCGTGGCCGAACTTTACAAAGCGCTTGTATTTGTTCAGTGCCACGCTCAGCTCTGCCATTTCCTCAATGGCTTGGTCAATCTGTGCAATCTCGCCGAACTTTGCAACGGCGGCCTCATAAATCGCCATTTCGCGCTGTGCGCTGCTGTTTTCCTGTGCCTCTTTCAGCGTGAGCAGGGCATCCATGCCCATGCGGCAAGCCTCGTTCACTTCTTCGATACCGTCATACTGTTCGCGGTGGGTAGGGTCGAGAATTTCAATCGCTCTGTCAATGTTCATTTTCGCTTTCCTCCATACTGGTTTGTTCTTCTGCCGGTTCTTCCTCCGGCGCGGGCTGCTCGGCACGGTTCTGCTCTCGCAAAAGTTGTTCCATGCAAAGCGCCTCAAACTCTTGCAACTCGCCTATGTACTTTGTCGTTACAAGCCGCACCGGCATAAACGCAGCCAGCAGGGTGAATCCGTCTTTCACGGCAATATAACGTTGCCCATTCGGGTGACGGCGCACCGTCATTTCCAAATAGTCACTGTCTTTCAGCACATCCGCCAGCGGTTGCAGGTAGTTTTCATCGTAGAAAAGTAGTTCGCCGTCGTTGGTACGCAGGGCGGCGGCAATTTTCTTGTTCACAAGTGCCGAAACGGAAACAGGGCTTGTGGTCTGTTCGCCGGGTGCCCAGTCGCGCAGGTCATAGCCGATAATATCCGCCGTGCTTTCGCAGTCGTACTCTTGCAGGTACACCTTGCCCATCTGCTTTTCGTCAAGGCTTAAAATAGCGCCTGCCTGTTCCTCGCCGTAAAAATCCGGCAGACCGGGCGCACGGTAGATAGCACCGCGCACGCCCAGCCACACACCGTCATTTTCCACGCGAAACACGGTGCAGTAAGCCTCACGCTTTGCCAGCGCTGCATATTTTGATAGTTTCATGGCTTATGCTCCTTTTCGGTGTATTGTGTTTTAATTTCCGAAAGCAGACTTTTTAAGCTGTATTCTCCGTACTGGATGTAGCACGATACAGCATCTCCGAGGCTGTCCGCGTTTTCTGCGGCAGAGGGAGCCTCAATATCAATGCACATATCATCCAACGCTTGAAATACAGCCTTGCTTGCTTCCTCTGCCGCCGCGTCTACCTTGCGAGCTTTGCGAATTAGCTTTGAAAGTTCCTGCATTACCAGCTCGTCTTGGCACTCGTCAGCTGTCATGTTGGGAATGTCAGTTCTTTTCATTTTCTGCCTCCTATATTTTTTCTGTCTCAATGCGACGGCGGATGAATGATGAAAACGCGACATACCAGTGCTTGCGTTGCTGTCCTATCCAGCTTGGAATGGTATCAACAAGATGCACTTTCCACTGTCCCGACGAAGTACAGACAAAGCCATCAACTGTTGATGCCTTTGAATTTTTGAGCCAGTTTATCGTATCTCCTATTTTGCATGGCAACACCACGCACCGACCGTCCCTGTCAGCCGATGCCAGTTCGCCAAGTCTGGTAGGTGAAAGTCCAGTGCTTTCATACTCTTTGAGTTTTTGCATGGCTGCAAACACATTTGCCAGTTCTAACCCCGTTGGGACATCCACCGGCTTCAATCCGGTGGCCCGGTATGCTTTTAATTCTTCTAACCATTCCGCCAACTTATCATGCTGATGGGCGCATTCCTGATTGTCGGCGGCGCACTTGATAGATACATGCCGTGAATGGGTAATTGCCTCGTCAAGTTCCACTTGTTTGCCTCCTTATCCCATCAAAAAAAGCCAGCACCACTTGATGATAGCTGCCGGTGCCAGAACTCCCGCAATGCCCCACAGCACCAGCGCCACCACAAAAAGCGCCGCCGCCAGCATTCCAGTTGTTTTACCGTTGTCGTCCATAGTAACCTCTTTTCTCCGCCTCGCGCCCGCTCGGCGGTCAGTATGTCAGGAAGCAGTGTTCAGTGCTTCACGAAAAAAGCGGAACGGCCCCCGATGCTCGCGTAGGAATTGGAACGCGGGTGGCTGAGGTCGGAATGGAACACCCCGGCATTGCCGCCGTAGTCCCAGTTGCCGCCGCGAGAGAGGATGTATTCTCCCTCGGTGCTGTCCACATAGCAGTAAGCGTCTTTTTCGCCTGCATAAAGCGCCAGCTCTTTCATTTGCTCGCTTTCGCAGCGCATTTCAACTTCGCCCCATGCACACCCGCTGTAATCTGCTTCATGCTCCCCGGTGACAAAGCTCACTGCTTTGCCCGATACGCTGCCGTATACCGGCTTGCCGCCGTTATCCACCACAGGCTGCCAATCATCGCCGCGCTCGGTCAAGTCCGTTTCCGGCAAAGCTGCATCATTATTGCGTGCCGCCTGAATGGAGCCATCCACAATACGGCAGCCACGGCAGAACTCCCAAATGTTGCCGCACAGGTCATGCACGCCGGTGGGCGTGTGGTCGTGCGTCCATGTGGCCGGGCCGCTGCCGGTCAGCGTTTTGCTGCTGTCCTTTACATTCACGCCCTTTTCCGTTTCGTCGGCGTGGTACTTGCCGCCTGCGGTGTTGCCGTGGGGCAGGGTGCCCAGCTTTGCGCTGATGTTTGCCAGCAAGCCCCACTCCGCCGCCGTCAGGCAGTGCCAGCCCTCGCCCTTGGAAAAGCACGCCTCCGCAAAGTCCTCCATGGTAATGCTGGTAGCCGGTTCGGTATAAGGCAGGCTGTACGGCTTGCCGTTAATCATGGTGTTGGGGTAAACGCTGATGTAAATTTCGTCGTAAACTTCGCCGCCGATGATAAAGGCCGGGTGTACCTTGTCGCTGCCGCCGAACAGCTCCTTGTTGGTCACGCGCTTAAAACGGTGCATAATGGAGGGAATACCGGCGTTGTCGTAGATTGCCACCACATCCCACTCGACACCGGGCACCAGCGGCTCCCGGCTTTTCAGGATTTCATCGTTGTGCAGGATGGCGCTTTTCATTTCCGCCGGGCAGCTGGACAGGTCTGTTTCTTCCGCCGCGCCCAACCGCTCCTGCTCGTCGTCCCTTTCTCTGTTCCACTGCACATGGTCAAGGAATGCACGCATCTGCTTCTGGCAGAAGTCCTCCTTGCCCTCGGCCAGCATTCCCAGCCCAAAATATTGCATTTTCATTTTTGCCATGTTGTTTTCCTCCTTTTTCCGACCGTCACATAGGCCGTACCACGGGTGTTTAATTCCATATCAACGGGTGCGCCGCAGTCCATACAGATATGCGTGTGCTGTTGCTCCCGCAGATTGGTTTTGTACCGAAAGTCCTTGCCGCACTTGCAGTGCATATACATCGGGCGCAGGTTTTCCAGTGGCGTTTCATAGCCGCACTTGCACTTGTACCCATAGCTTTCGCGCCGGGCGCAATAGGCTTTCACTTCGCCGCACTCGTCACAGCGTATCATCAGGAACCCACGGTACGGGCCTTGGTCGTCAGCGCTGCGCTCGCGTACCCGCACTGTCGGGCGGGTGGTTTTCTCCATGCTCATTACCTCCATTACACTTATTTAATATATGAAACAAACTTTGCTGTGCCGTATGGTCAGCAAAGCGTTGCTCCTGCGCGGTGAATATTTCCGGGTCAATCTCGAACCCGATAAATTCAAGTCCGGCTTCATAGGCGGCTATTCGGCTGCTTCCGCTGCCAAGGTGGGTATCAAGAACCTTATACCCCGGCTTTGCATACTTTGAAAAAATCCAATCGTAGAGCATAACCGGCTTTTGCGTAGGGTGTATTCGTTTTTCATTCTTGCTTTTGTCGCCCTGCATGGTTGCACCGTCCATAATGCTTTTGCCCTGCATCATGCCATTCCACATATACCGAAACAGGCGCACGCTGTCGTGTATATTGGTGGCTGCAATCTCCGCATCTGAAAAACTGCTGGAGGCGTTGCACTTGTCCCACACTATCCGCCCCGGTGGAAAATTGTGCTGGTAGTAGTTGCATCCCCAAACGATGTACCACCGGGCAACGCGCTGAAGCTCCTTGAAATACCGTTCATCCGGCACCTGCCACTTGTCTTTTGCTATGTGGTAGTCATTCCGGCGGCCTAAAATCCCACCATCGCGGCGGCCATAAAAGCCGCGCCGTTCCGGCCCGGAAAAATACGGCGGGTCAACCACAGCGAGGTCGAAATACCCGTCTGGGAACTTTGCCATTCCCTCCATGCAATCCATGTTGTAGCACTGATTTTCTTTGCTCATTGCTCAACCTCGCTCTTGCTCTCCGTAACCAGTTGGGGCACCAGCACCCCGGCCTGCCGTGACCGGGGCAATATGTATGCCTGCAATTTTCGCAAGTGTTCACGCTTTGCCTCTTTTTGCCCGCTCGCTGTAAAACATATACTGTTGAATAACTCCGGCTGTCTGCGGGTACAGCTCCACGGGAAACTTGCCGCCGTACTCTCTGCCGATAATCTGCTTCATCCATGTGTCCACAGGGAAAGCCTCTTTTCGGCCAAGGCCAAACAGCAAAATGCAGTTGCTTACCTTTTCGCCAATGCCAAAGATGCTTTTAAGGTAGGTGTGCGCCGCCTCGGTGGGCATAGCTTGCAGGGCGGCAAGATTGATTTTCCCGGCAAGCACATTTTGTGCAAGCCGGGCAATGTATTTGTCGCGGTAGCCCAGCCCCAGCCCTTGCAGCTCCCGGATGTCGGCCAGCGCCGCCGGGGTGGGGAACGCGTGATAAGCGCCGCACTCCCAAGCCCGTTCCTGCCCCAGCTTTTCGCACATGGCCGCGATGGTCTTTTTAATGCGGGGAATATTGTTGTTTTGGCTGATGATGAACGATACCATGGTTTCCCACAGGTCAGCGTTGAGGATATGTAACCCCGCCGCGCCCGTTGCCGCCGCGTGCAGGTATTTGTCCTTGCGCGGGATGCTGTCAATAATTGCGCCGTAGTCGGTTTCGATGTCCAGATAGCACAGCCACTTTTCCACGCGCCAGCCCTCGCACCAAAGCATGATGCGGTCAGGCAGCTTAAAAATCTTTGCTTCATCCGCGCCGTCGCGGATAAGATACCCGTCATATTTGCCAGTCTTTGCAGGCTCCCAGCGGAAGCACTGCCCGCTGTTGGCAATCTGGTCAATGTCAAAGTTCTTGTTGCTTATGCCGATTTTTTCCATGCCGTCCTCCCGGTTATTCGTTTTTTGCGCGGTTCAATTCCGCGTCAAGGCGCATTTGTGCAGCGTTCAGTTCCATAATTGCAGCGTCGATGTAGTCCGGCGCGGCGAAAGCAAAATGGTTTTCCGCTATGTGCAGCGCCGCGAGCGCTTCTTGGTAGACGTTCACCATGTTTCTTCCCTCCAACGGCGGGCGCATCGCCCGCATAATCAGTCGGTCGCTTTCAGCGCACATTCCGTGCAAAGGAACTTTGCATTGGGCAAAGTTTGCTTCACGATTTCCGCGTTGTCGCGCTGATACCAGCACTCTCGGCCACACTTTGGGCAGGTCGTGAGCAGCCAGTTTTCAGCGTCCCTCGGTGCCGGTACATTCTTGCGCAGCGGCATACAGCAAATGTTCATCGCTCTTTTCTCCTTTCGGCGTATAGCACCGGCAGGTGCGGTCATACCCGCCGCACGGCGCACACCTCTTTAATGTGATGTAGAATACATACCGGCACTGTTCCGCCGGGTCGTGTTCCTCTGTTTCTGGCTTCATTTTCGCATCCTTTTTCTAAAACCATTTCATTTGAACGTCCCCGGTCAACATTGACCATTTGAATGTGCTGTCACCCGGTAGAAGTATTCCGGCATCTTCCAGCGCAAAGCGGCTGTCAAAGTCATGCACTGTATGCCCGTCCGCATGGAACGAAACTGGGCTGTCGGCATCCCATTTCAAAAGTAACTTCCAGTATTCCGGGTACATCTGCCGCAGCATTCGGAGCTGGTCAACGCCTTGGTTATGGCAGAACCAACACCCGCCGCGTGTCGCTGTTGTATAAACAGGCGAGAGCAGCCCAGCGCACTGGCACCACAATCCGCAATAGCTTTCTTCCCATCCAATCTCAACGAGTGGTAGACGTATGCCCGCTTTGGTATGCCGTGCTATGCGCTCTGGCTCGTCTGCGGCAATGCCGAAATATTGCACAGTATTTTTCTTTGCGCCCTGTGCGGCGCATGAGGAAAAGCCTTTCTTTTTAGGTCGCTGGTACACCAATTTCCCTTTATCATCGGGAAGCCGCGTATCAGTACCCCCCCCCCGCAGCTTTGTTGAGCGCATTCACTTTGAGCCTATCGTTGCACCATGCGCCAACTTGATATGGGAAGCCTGTGTGACTGTCGCTCGTAAACTTCCCGCCGGGCTTGCGGTTTGGTACTCGGTAAAACATCTGTTCATAGGTACGCTTTGTGCCGTCAGGGTTGCGGGCGCAAAAATGCTCTACCTCAATTCCCCAGCGGCGCTTGATTTCTGCGTCCGCGTAGGTTTTGAACTCCACCATGGGCGGCGGGTCTGCCGGTATCGTGTCAGTTGCCCACACATCCGCAGTGATAATTCGGTGAAGCGGCAGCCCCAGCAGTTCGATTGCCCGCAGACAAGCCATGCTGTCCTTGCCATAGGAAAGGCTCAATATGTATTCTTCTGTGGGCATTCGTTTCGCTCCTTTTTACAGCTGGACAATCCCGCCATATCGTTCAATGGCTTTGTCGCCGAGCCGCCGTCGTTTCAAAAACGCCAAAACGTCCTCCAAGAACTCCACATTTTCCGCAACGCAGGTGCGGATGGCGTAATAGGTTAGCTCCGGGTTCACCCGTGAACGGATGCCCACGCAGAAAACATCGGTGTCGGTCGCGTCCTTTTTGCAAACATAGGTTGCAATTTCGCCGGTGTTCTTGTTGATTTCTCGGCACAGGATGGTGACGCCAGATTTATCATTGTCCATTGTCCCGCTCCACCTCGTCGCAGTGCGTGGCTATCATATCCGCAAAATGGAGCAGCATTGCCAGCGGGCAGGCATCGTATGCCTTGCCAAGCGTGTGCCACTTGTCCGGGTCAGAGTAGGCCCCCATGTGCCAACGGATAGCAAGCAGTTCATTCCGGGAAAGCTGGATGTATTGCAAGGCGATAATCGCGCTTTCCTCTCCGTGCCCGAATAGCCGGTTGTCAAAGAAGCTGTAACCGCCGTTGCCGGTCGGCTGGTACTTTCCAATCTTGCACAGGTCGTGGAGCAGGGCGGCCACGGTGGCCTCCTTGGGGTCAACTCCCATAAAAGCGGGTAGATTGCACAGGTCGGCGGCGTTCATGGCAACATTGATGGTGTGTTCGCAAAGCCCGCCGGGTGTGTTCAGATGGTGGTGGGCGCTTGCCGGTGCAGCAAAAAAGCCCTCGGCTTCCATCCATTCAAGTAGCTTGTCCGCACCGGGCCGGGCGGCCAAATTCTCCACCCACATAACGCGGAACTGCTGCTCTGCATCCATCTCGGTAAAATCCTTATCAGCGTTCGCGTTCATATCACACCTCATTCTGTTGGGCAAACCAGTGCATCCACTCTTGGCGGCGGCGTGCCTCCCGTTGCGGGGCTTCGCGCTCCCATTGTTCGGCACGTTCCTGCTCACGGCGCAGGCGGTACACCCTGTAATCAACATTGCAGGCGAATTGGCATAAGCCGTATATGATACCGGCACAGCCCGCCATGGCCAGCGCCACCAGAAAAAGCGGCTGGCCGCCCTCGGCCCACGCCCCCGGCAAAGTGATAAACAGAATACCGGCAAGCACGACTGTCGTTTTTGCCGCTTCGCGCAAGATGCACAGCGCGGCGATTGAGTGTTTCAACTTCATTTTGCTGCCTCCTTGTTATTTATGGGGCACCACGCTGGAACGTAGGGCAGGTATTGTCCAATCCCCACTATGTATCCGCAGTTTTTCCCCGGAGCAAAACACCGAAAGGAAGATTTCCCCGATGTCCATTCTTCTGTTTTGATGTGCGGGCAGCCCTCGCAAGTGTGAGAGTAATCGCACATTTTGGCAGGGGCGCATCCGTCCTTACCCCTATTGGAATTACTGTTGCTCACGCCCACGCTCCCGCTCCGCTTTCCATTTTTCATAAGCCGCTTTGTTTTTCGGGTCTGCGTAGAACTTGTCCATCAGCTCAATTAGCCCCCGCGTTTGCCACAATCCCATAATCTGCGGGCGCTCTGCTGTCATTACTTCCGGCATATTCAGCCCTCCTTATGCGCTCGGTCTGGTACTGTTCGTATCTTTCGACTGAGCAAAAAGATATTCGATGGAGAAGTTATCACCAGCGAAACACTCTTGAATGATTGCCACAGCCTCCGGCACCGTAATTGGCGATTTGCCGTCAACCTTGTTGCGGGCCGTTTTATCGGTACACCCAAGCGCTTTTCTGACTGCTTGCGTCGGTGTCCTATATCCTTTTCTCGCCAACTCGGCCATAAGATTTGTTAGCATTTTTGTACCTCCTTAGTACCGTATACGGTTTTGTTTGTTTAATGTTAGCACCGTATACGGTATTTGTCAACATATTTCGCGTAAATTTTTACCGCATTCGGTATTAAACTTATTGACTGTATAGAACCAGTGCTATATAATTTCAATGAGGAAAGGGGATTTCAACTTATGTATGATGTTCAAATGATGATTACCCGTATTAAGGAAATAAAGAAGCAAAAGGGATTTTCAAACGATACGTTATCTATCCAGTCCGGCATCCCCAAGGGTACGCTTGCTAAAATCCTCGGCAGCGAAACGAAAGACCCGCAGATTTCCAGCATCATCAAAATTGCAAACGCGCTGGAAGTTTCCGCAGATTACCTTGTGTTCGGTGAAGTGCGAAAGCCCGCCGCCGAGCTGTCCCCCGTGGAAGTCCAGCTTATCAGCGACTTCCGTTCTATGAACGACGAGGGGCAAGAAAAAGTGGTGTCCTATGTTGGTGACCTCATACAAACCGGCATATATAAAAACAATCATCAGGCTGGCGTGGTATCAAAAGAAGCGTAAAAAATAAGCCCGCCGGATTATCCAGCGGGCTTTTATGTATATGGAGGTATTTATCATGCGTAAATCTTTAATTGTAATCTCTCTTTGTGCCGCAATGTGTTTGTCCGGCTGCGGTAATTCTATAACCCCGCCTTTCAGTTGCACAGGCTATCAAGCATTACAGTGTCAAGATGCTGTCGGTAAAATGGAGGATGCCGGTTTCTCCAATATCACGGTCGAGCCTGTGCCAAGCAAATACGAAAACAACACCGGGCTTGTCGTTTCCGTGTCCATTGACGGCAACAGCAGTTTTACCGACTATTTGCAGTATGATGCCAGTGTGCCTGTCGTGGTCAAGTATTATGCAGAGCCGGAACCCACCGCTGTGCCGGAGGCAACCCCGGAACCCAACGCCGAGCCGGAGGCCATGCCCGTTGACAAAGAAACAGCAATCACACTGGATTCCGCGCTGGCCAGTGTGACAGCTGGGATGGAGGAAGAATATAATTCGTTTCTATCCTCGTTTGCAAGCGGTGATATTTCAAGCAACCTGTCCGCATATAATGCTGCTAAATCATTGAGTGCCGACCTCTCCACTACCTGCAACACGCTTTTAACTTCCAAGACGCTCGACAATGACGAGTATATAAGCTATGTCTGTGCAGTTGTAGAGTATGGCTATGCTATGCAGGCCGTTGCCGACGATACTATGGTTTACATCGACGATGGTAAAACCAGTTCTCTTTCTGCTGTGCAGGATGCAATCGCCGCCGCGCAAAAGCCTATGCTTACCGTCGCTACCACGCGCCTTGCATTCTTACAGGCTGCTGGGTGTACGGCTGATGAAATCGACGACATTTTAGAGGGGTAAGAATAATGGCAAAGAAAAAAGAAAAGCCCGCCGACGGGCAGCGCCTTGTGGCGTACTACCGTTACAGCGGGGGAAGCGGGCAGACCGAACAGAGCATAGAGGGTCAGCGCCGCGATTGTGTGGCATGGGCGAAGTCGCATAACCTGACTATCTGCCATGAGTATATCGACCGGCATATTTCCGGCAAAACGGATAACCGCGTACAGTTCCAGCAGCTTATGGAGGATAGCGACAAGCACGCCTTTGACATCCTTATTTGCTGGAAAACTGACCGCCTTGCCCGTAACCGCTACGACAGTGCTATCTATAAAAATCGCCTGCGTAAAAACGGCGTGAAGATTGTTTATGCTGCTGAAAGCTGCGTGGATGGGCCGGAGGGTATCATCTTGGAGGGCTTGATGGAAAGCCTCGCCGAATATTACAGTGCGGAACTATCCCAAAAACTGCGGCGTGGCATCCGTGAAAGCGCCTTGAAATGTCACTCCCTCGGTGGGTATCATGCCCTCGGCCTTACCTCCAATAAGAACCACGAATATGTAATTGATGAAACGCAATCGCCCACTGTGCTGTATATATTCCAGCAGTATGCCGCCGGGCAGTCCTCCGCCGCGATTGTCGCCGACCTTAACAGCAAGGGCAAGCGCACCGCCACCGGCAGGGCGTTCAACAAAAACTCCATTATGCGTATCGTCACCAACGAGCAGTATATTGGCACCTATTACAGTAAGGCGCATGATGTGCGCGTTGAAAACGCCATTCCCGCTATCATCGACCGCGAATTGTGGGACAAGGTGCAAGTCATGGTCAAGATGCAGCGGCAGGGCCGAGTGCCCAATTCCGCCCGCGCAAACTATATGCTATCCGGCAAGCTGTTCTGCAAGCTGTGCAACGGCAGCATGAAAGGTATCTCCGGCACTGGCAAGCACGGGGAAAAGCATTTTTATTACACCTGCTCCAATCATGCCGACCATAAGTGCGACAAGGCAAACATTGAAAAGAGCTTCCTTGAAAACTTGATTGTGTCCGCCACGGCTGATTATGTCCTCGCGCCCGGCAAGCTGGAACAGATAGCCGACCAAATAATCACTGTGCAGCTTGCCGACCAGCACCATGTCAACCCGGAAAAAGTGATGCTCGAAGCGGAGCTGTCGGAGAACACCCGCAAGCAAGATAATATCATGCGTGCTATTGAGGACGGCAGCGGTAGCGCCCGGCTTTCCTCCCGCCTGCGCGATTTGGAGGAACAGGAAAGTACCCTGCGCTACCGGCTTTCTGCCATTGAAGAACCTCCTGCCGCGCCGGTGTATGACCGGGAGCAGCTTATCTTTATGCTTGAACAGTTCCAGCGCGGCCCCGATGAACAGGACGAAGCCTACAAGCAGCGCTTGCTTGATACCTTTGTCCACGCTGTCTATTTGACTAACGATACCGCTTTTGTGCAATTTAACCTAACCGACCCCGGAAACAAAGAAAGCACCACGCTCGAAAGCGTGATGCTCACTCTGTTTGGCGGCGACCCCAGCGGCGAAAACCCTGATAAATCAAGGCTTCCCGCCGGGTTCGACCGCGTTTCGTTTGGTGGAGATGAGGGGAATCGAACCCCTGTCCGAAAAGAAAGCGGTTAGAGTATCTTCGGGCGAAGTGTGCTTATTAAATTTCCCTTCGTATCGGCGAACACACGC